CACTAGAAATTCCAGTACCAGGGTCGCCTTTATCGCCTTTGTCACCTTTGGGGCCGGTGACTACACCTAAATCTAAAACCTTCTGTGCTGCTTCAATAGCTTTCTCGAAGACACTTAAGTCCGATTTACTTTCTGTGTAACTATTTTGAATCGGGTTTCGATCGATATGGATCGGAATTCCTCCGGATCCGGCGACCGAGTTCCCTATTCTCATTTCTATAATTGGGGTATTATCCCCATAAAATACCGTCATCTGATCGGTTATAGCAAAGTATACGATTGTTCGGGTTGAGTCACAGCCGAGGCACGCATTATAAACATAAGTATGATCACGTTTGCCCCAACGGATATAAACACTAGCCGAATATGGAATGGCATAGTCAACACCGTTGTAATACAACTTAACTGCTAGAACCGGCATGCTTTTGTCGTACTGAACAAGATTTACTCGTTGCTGTACGACACGTTGCCTGAAATCAACTTTAGCTTGATGAACAATAACGCTAGAGTCCGGTGTATATAGTGTTACAGCCATTATTTAGCCTCCCTTAAAATCGCCTTATTATTATTTTGAATTCTAGCCGACGACAGGACTAGAAAAGGAATTTAATTTGCTTTTATAAGATATCTTCTATCGTGACGTTAAGTGTTGACAGATCAACTTCCGTGCCATCCTGCTTTTTGAGCTTCGCCGCCGTGTTGACCGTTAGCAAAATATAATCGCCGAATCCAGCTGTCGTTGTTCCAGCGAAAGTGGATATTAGTGTCTCCAAGTTCGTCGCGGCCGTCGCAGATTCAAGTTCTCTGTTCGCTGCGAAGATAATCCTCTCTCCATCTTTTATCGTAAGAGTATGATGGTGGGTTTCTTTTGCGCCAGCGTATTCGATTGGTGTATTGCTGACCCAAGCGCCAGAACTGTCTTTTTCCAGAACCGCCGTTCCTTGCTTTCCGTTGAATAATCCTGATAGCTTTAGCTTATTGCTGGTATTGTTATCAACATAGCCGATGAACGTTTTGGTTGGGCCAGGGACATCGTCCTTTTCCTTGAAATCATATTTAAGTGTCATCAATGTCACTTTATAACCAACTCCTGAGTGATAGCCGTTTTGTATTGCTGTGGTTATTTCATCAGATTTTGTTTCATGTCCTGCCAATAAAGCCAACCCGCCGAAAGTCATATTTCCTACACATCCGTAAGGAGTTGCATCTATTACTCCATTTGTGAATTTATAGGTGCCAGTTCCGACGAAAGAATAATTGAACTCTGAACGTAATGTATACGGAACGTGCGTTCCCAGATAAATAGAACCCACCAAAAAACCAATACCTTCAGTGTCTCTAGGAATAAGTGGATATCCTACGAAGAGTATGTCGTCTCTGTCGTCATTAGTTACAGTGATTGAACAGTCGGTTATTCTATACAATCCGTAAATTCCATGATATTGTTGGATGAATGGCTCATATTCCGTGGCGTCTGCTTCTACGATTACCACATTTTTTTCTGTCATCACAGATGTGTCTGCACTACCGCCTCCGCCTCCTCCACTGGCTTTCAACGTATTTGTGGCCTCATCGTACTCGAATCCGCTCAAATTGATTCCGCTTCCGATTTTTGCAGAGCCAGCGAGCAAAGAGAGGTTCGTGGCAGTCGCCTTCAAATCTGTCGGCAATTTAACGTCAATCTTCTGAGCCGCTTCGATAGCTTTCTCGAAGACGCTTAGATCAGATTTGCTTTCAGTATCTCCATTTTGAATTGGGTTACGATCAATCCAGATTGGAATGCTGCCAGATCCAGCAACGGTATCTCCTATCCTCAATTCGACAATAGGCGTGTGTTCCCCATAAAAGATCGTCATTTGATCCGTTATAGCAAAATACACGATGGTTCGTGTTTTATCACATCCTAGGCATTCGTTATAAACATAAGTGTGGTCGCGTTTACCAAAACGGATATAAGCGCTAGCATTTTCCGGAAGGACGTACTCGTTCCCATTAGAACATAATTGAACCGCTATTACTGGCATACTTTTGTCGTACTGCACAAGATTAACTTGACGCTGCACAACACGTCGCCTAAAATCAACTTTAGTTTCATGAACGATGACATTAGCATTCGGTGTATATAGTTTTACAGCCATTATTTAGCCTCCATTTAAATCGCCTTTCCATTTTGAATTCTAGTCGACGATAGAACTAGAAAAACCACCTAATTTATATAGCGCCAGGTGGCAGATGCACTTCTTAATGTAGAAGTAAAATGCCTAAATACTTAATCAACCCAGTTGATGACACCCTCGAGAGCCATCATTTCAGCTGGAGTTGGCAAATCGGCAGGATCACGGAAATCTGATTCAGAGAGATTTACCTTATGAACGTTGTCCGAGACATCCGTTTCAGATAGATCTTTGTACTCTTTATCAAAATTATTCTTGGCTTCTTGATCAATTAATTTAATGTTTCCATTTTCAAGAACAATAGGATTTCCGTCTTCGCCCTTCTCGGCATAAATATTAATAAGTTTTTGCATTTCTGTCATATAAAATTTAATTTCTTCATCGCATTGTTTTACAAGGTTTGCGATCGAACGTGTAACTTTGAACGACGAAAAGCGAACATTAACTAGTTTTTTAAGATTGTCACTAGCTGCTAAAATATCAGTAATTTTCATTTATTTTTCCTCCTTTATTATTTAATTCATAGCCACTTAGGCTTTGCTGGAATAATTTTTGTTTTAGGTGCATCAAGCCATGCTTCATACCATGAATTAAGATCAGCTTTTTGCTCTTCAGTAATATGATTGTACCACAATTGGCTTCTATTATCGATTATGTTAAAGCATTCTTTCTGCCTTCTACGACGAATTTCAAGTTCATCGTCTAAACAGACAAGATTCCATTTTCCATTAGAATATTGCCAATTGTGATTGTACGGAAATGAGCATAACTCGGAATAAGTTTCATCATTTACTTCTATTTCCGTGTTTGCATCAATTATATATGGACTTCTCAAAAATCCATTTTCATCAATAAAGACTTTCATTTATAGCTCCTTTTATTATACATGCGAAGTGTCCATTATAATAGCTATCCAAGATATTGGAGCGTCCCAAGATGCGTCATTACCAACATATAATGTATTGCCATTATTGTTTGAAAAATATACTTGCGCTGCACTTGCTCCTGGCATGTCCGCAGTAGAATTAACGTTCTTTATACTGGCAGTTGCCGATATTATTTTTTGTTTAGGACCGCATGTGAAAACCTCATACCATTGGTCTTTACCAACTTTCTCAGTATAACCACAACGAATATATATTATCGCATTGCTGTCTACTTCCTGCCAATGTGGTGAATAGTAGTGTGTAAGCATAGCAAAGTTTGTAATACTCAATAGTGAGGTATCAAAACTGAATGGTCTGAATTTTATGTTATTACCCGAATATATAAAGAAATCATCAATATCAGTGTTCCCAAATGATAAACTATGATATGGATTAGCAATTGTCCCATTTAGCCATTTATCAATGTGATAATCTATAATGTGATTATCGTCTGCAGTTAAACTTAGACGCTGATTAGACCATAAAGTTAGCCCGGTCTGCGCCCAAGTAGCTGTATCTGGATCTGATACTGCACCAAATATCATAGAGATCGGGGCTCTATTTATACCTATGCCGCTGCTACCGAATTTATTTATATCATAATTAAAATATTTTGCGTCAGTTATAATTCCCCATGGACGAGTATAATATTTTAATCCATTAGGTTGAGTAGACGCTTTATAATCAATTGTTGCAGTAGTCCCGATAGTAGAAATTATGCTATTCGCAGGTGCAGAACCAGATATGTTTCCACTGTTCCCGCCAGGGTATGCTACTTTTATATTATAGTTAATCCTACCAGACATTGAAAGTGAACCTGCTATAGTAGCATCACTTGCATAAAGGTTGCCGTCTTTAGTAACACCAAATTTAGAACCAGCTGTGAATGCCCAACCATTTATACTACCAGAATTACCAATATTATATGAAATAGTTGAACCAGTGCTCACCATGACAGAATTATCTTGTGATATAGTTCCGGCATGCAACGAATTTCCATCTATTTCGAAACCACCAATAGTCCCTGATATAGAATATAAATCTCCGGAACTGTCTACTTGGAATGGGTGTTTGTTTGTTTCTTCGTCTTTAGTTCCTAAATATATTCCACCACTTGTTATAGTTATAGTTCCATTACTTATGCTTACACCGGTAGCTGTCAGCTTTCCATCTTGTAGTTTGAAGCTTGAACCAGTTCCACTTCCAGTTATCTCAACATCAGAAGCAGTAAGTTTGCCATCTTTATTTACACTAAATATATTCTTACCGGAACTGTCGCTTATGGTTATACTGCAAGTGTTATCATTATATGTAGAGCCGATTATTTTTATGTTGCTAGCAGTTACTCGACCCTCGTTATCAACAGCAAATGTGCCATTGCCAAAGCGTAATTCACCACCAGACAAATATAACGAGGTAGCTTTAGCATTTCCTAATGGATCAACAACAAACTTTGCGGAATTACTATAATACACAGCAGTTGAGTCGAATGGTTTTGTGGCCAATATATATTCGTTATTCTCATTCTTAGTAAAGTATTCTGCTTTTTTATAAGTATCCGGTGTTAGTGGAGTCTCAAAATATCCGGTATATTCACCTAGTGTTATAGATCCATGGTTTACAGTTACATTACCATTTATATGCGCATTGTTAGCAGTAAGTTCACCAGAAGAAGTAACATGAAAATCTGGATTTAACGAACTACCTTCTCCAATTAATGTTATTTCACCATTATTGATAGTTACAGCACCAGTTTCGGTAACTTCAAAATTAACATTATCACCATCTTTTATTGTTATCGAACCTTTATTTATGGCTACTGTTCCGTCAACTCCAACTTTGAACCCATCACCTAATTTAAGCCCATTGGAACCTAAATAAATTCCCTCTACTCCTTCAGAGTACCAGGTGTACGGATCATTAGTTCCTTCTATAACTGTAGATATGCTATTTTCGTTTATTACAAAATTAGCGAGTTTACCACCATTAGCGGTTATCTTCCCTGACAATTCAACATCTTTAGCATATAGTTTTCCGTTAATTGTTACACCAAATTTCTTTCCAGCAGCAAATGCCCAAGTATCATTAATAGTATCATTAACCGATCCAAGTTCTCCTTTAATGCCCGGAGATACTATTACAGAATTAGAATCGTTTAAATTATTGTAATGGATTTGTTTATACGGATCACTTGAGATTGTGAATCCTCCAATCTGTCCATCATTAGCTACGATGGTTCCTTCTATCTGAGCTGCTCTTGCTGACATTATACCGTCATTGGTAACTTCAAACATTCCATCACCGATATTTAGTGTTCCACCGGTAATAGCAATAGAGTTGGCAGTAACGTTTCCTTCACGATCAACACGGAATTCGGTTCCTTCATCCGAGTAAATATCAATCGAACCAGATTTAATACTGATATCACCAGCGACTTTAATGTTACCAGCAGTGAGGGTGTCCTTAATTTCTGCATTATCAGCTACCAACAATTTTGCAACTAATGAATCGATTGTGAATTGCGAAGCTTCAATAATGCCTTTAACATCAATACGTTCAACCTCAAGTTGAGAGATCTGAGCTTTCGACAATTTGGCATTAAGAGCTTGAATATAATTGGCATTGACTGTATCAGCTATCAATTTATTGACAGTAGTAACACTCGCATAGCCAACATCGTTAGTCAAAGCAGATACTCCGTCTCCATTTTGAACTGTACTGGATGACATTTTGTCTTCCTTTTCACCAAGTTCTACTGAGTTGTATCTTCCAAGTATAGCATCATATTCGGTGCTAATTACTCGTAGAGAAGTTGAAACGCCAATATCTTCGTAGATAACTTTAACAGTATCCCCAATTTCAACATGATCGAGATTCTCATTTTCACTATGGTCAGAAGTTTTTGAAAGGTCGACAAAGGACAACGTGGTACTATGTTTAATAGTTCCGATCTTGTTTTTGATTATGTATTCCTGAGCTTTAGATTTTAAACGCTCTTTAGTTGGAGCTTCATCAAACTCGCTGGTAAGATCAAGCATAAGTATTCTGTTATGCTTCATTGCCTTTGCACTATCGGTCTCAACCCACATAATTGGGTCGTCAAGCTGCACATCAACAATCTCACTAGTTTCTGTGTTTTCTGAAGTAGTGCTCGTAGGAATAACTTCAGAGTAATAAAGTACCATGTTCTCCATAGTACTTGTGTTAAGTATGCTGCCCTCAAAGACAATATCTCCGACACCTTTTAAAGTTCCCCAATCGGTATCGGTAGATTTCTTGAAATAGCCATTTTTGTTGGCTCTGCAAACAATTTTGGGGAATTTGGACCAATCGATGCTAATCCAAGTTGGTTCAATAACCCCCTGAACAAGAGATACCATCTCATTATATACTTTCTCTTGATAAACATTATATATTTCATTCCAACAATATACTTTTTGATAGTAATCGCCCTCAGTAGCAACTTGCACGGGGGAAGTATCCATTGGATGATATGGTTCTCCATCTTTTGTATAAGAGAGCCATCCATCTTGGAAAGGCTTTGAACCGACGATGTAAACTTGTTTGAATTCGTCACTAGAAGTTGATTCAGTCTTTTCAGTTTCAGTGTGATAATATGGGTAGACTCCATTATACAAGAGATCAGTTGTTTGTGTATGGTTTATATCAGTCATATTATGACCGTACCTGACAACGGCCCCTCTATCTGCACCTCTCTTTGCAAGAATATAAATATGATAGTTATCAAATTTAAATTCTGCATTGTATTTGGTAGCGATAGAATCCTCATCACCAAGCATTAGTGCACGAAGATTATATGGGGCCGTAGTCTTGTAGGTTCTTGAATACATGATATCAGAAGTTAAGATAAATGGGTTGTGGACAACTGAACCATTTTGAATTTTTAGAATCACATCTTGAAGACTCGTGGCTGAAAAAGCTTTGACAGGAATACTATTAGTATCGTAAGAGATATGCACAGCATCAATTGTGACTGTTCCATTTATGACTTTAGAAATACTGTTAATTCTAAATGCTTGAGCATTGTCATAAGGATTCGGCTTGCAATATATTATTCTATTCTCTTTAATCTTATCAAAGTTGGAACCTTTAGCCGGATATTCCATAGAAAGAGTAAACTCGTCATTCAGACTTTCCTTAACAACGCAAGAAATTGCGTCGCGTAAAATACCCAACCCAAGGTTGGCAAATTCAGTTTCGTTTTCTTCAAATAATATGATCATAATTTCCACCACCTCGGTTTAACTTTTGTAACAATTTCATCTGTGAAATCTACTTCCTTTAGACCGTAGACAAAGGTTGTTTCCGTTATCTTTGCAGTCGTAAGTGTAGAATCTTTTGCATAATATTCCCAGTTGATACCATTATTAACTTTGTAATATCCTGGTTCTATTATCTTATATGATATCTCTTTTGGATTTCCAGTTGTGACATCTTTAATAACGTTTATTAGGAATCTTCCTTTTAAATATTTGTCATCAATATCACTATTAGAATAGGATGGTAGACTGGCCATATAATAGAATCTGACATCATCTTTTTCTCCAATGTTGATTATCTCATCTCCAACAGCACGTGTGCTACCTTCTCCAAAATATATCCATGCATCATTGCTTTCCCATTTGTAATAGCCAGCAACTTTGGCACTAAATTTGATTCGATCTTCTTTAGATGTAGAATCTTTATAATATTCAACAGTAAGAAAATCTGGTGGTACATCTGTAGTTAATGGTTTACTTCCAGGAACTTCTATAGTATACGAACGGTTATGGTCAAAAGCTTTAACCTTATCATCCATTTCGTAAATATAGAATGCATCCTTTGGCCCTTTTGCGTTTGTCGTGCCAATAGGTATGATCGTTCCAGCACTAATTTTGTCACCCCAGTCATCTAAATGGCTCTCTCCAGTGTCATCTTCAGCAGTTTCTGATAGACGATAATATCCATCTTTTAGAACTTTGAAATATATGACATTGGGATAGTTCTCTAAAGAAGTCAATTGATTTTTCTGGGAATCTACAGGCGTAGGATCAAGCCATTCTGGCCAATTATCTATTTTTTTTCTATAATCTATATCTGCAATTTCGGTTCCTTCCTTGAATGGGAAATATAATACACCAAAAGATTTGGTTCCATCTATCGGAGAATTTACGAGTTGCACATTAGTATTAGTGACTTTTTGCCATTTTACACTAGAAATTTCTTTTCCATCAGGAACAAGCTTATAATATCCTTTTTCTAATGGAAATACAGTTAACTTTGTCAAATCCATTTCTGTGTCAACGACTTTAAAGTGCACTGCATTTATTACTTTGCTAGAAGTAGTTCCATCGTCATTTTCAGTATCACTCGTTACCGGTTCATAAGCAGGAAGATTATCATTAGTGTATTCTTCCGGAAGATGCCTGAACGTGAACGTTTTAGTTGTGCTCAAAGATAGGCTACTTGTTGGAACAAATGCACTCTTGAGAGTACTCCAAGTAAGTTTAGCCATTTCAACGGTATTTGCTTCAGCAGCATATTCCCACTTTGCCTTGTCAAAAGTACCAATTTTGTCTTTCCAATAGTAACCTTTAGCACATCTATTAAAACTTACAGATGAAGGAGACTTATCATCACTATTACTATAAGATATGGTTATTGATAACCAATCTGGCATGTCCGAATAGTGAACATCAAGTTCCTTATTTTCTGTGGCTGGATAATAATATATTGTGTTTAATGCAGATTTCTTCAATTCCTTGATAGTTTCACCATTATTAACATAATGTATTTTCTTTTCTGCATTAGTTACTATGAAAAATCCGCCATTCTGTAAATTTGTAGAAACTTTTGCGACAACGACTGTATCATCGTTGTCTTTATCCTCAAGTGTTAACCAGTCAGGAGTCATGCCAGCATTATCTGATGCTCCACCAGTGAAACCATAAGCTTCACCAAAACTATTTAACAGACTATTAAACGACCCGAATGTATACTCTTCGCAAGCTTTCGAGTTAATTATGTGCGACTGAACAGATTCTGCAAGATAACTTTCATCGAGAAGTGTAATCATTGTGTCATAAGACTTAACAAATATCTTATTCTGATTTAGTTGTTCGAGTGCAGTATATGTTTTATACTCGGAGATGCAAGAAGTCTGGGCATCAAGAATCTTTGACTGGTATGTTGAAATCTGACTACTTACTATATTGTACTTTCCAAATTTGAAAATATTGTTCCCTTCATACAATTTAGGAAACTCTTTTCCATTGAGACTAATATTGGCATAACAATCTTCTCCATTTTGATTTTTAACAGTCTGTTTTTCTGAATCAATTACCAAACTTCCATTCGTCTTATAAGTATAGTCCGAAAAAGTAAGTATCGATTTAGCAATATTATTATTTGTGACTGACATCATCAATATTGAATCGATTGTAGTATTTATTTTATCAATAGTTATGACTGGAAGACTAGTATAGGTTGATGCATTCTCTATTTCAAATGTTTGGCCACTATACTTAGTTTCTTTATTACCATATTTTAGGAATCTTTGTGGTTTGCAATTGAATTTTATAGTCATCGCACCTGCTTGACCAAAATAGTCAGTAGTATCGCCGCTAGCTTGGAATGAAGCATAACGATATACTTCCGAATCATAGCTATCTTCAAGAATAGCGTATTCTCCTTTAGACGATTCAAGCCAGTTCAGAATTTCTTGAAAATTATCGTAATAACCTGAAGAAAAAGGGTACTTCAACCCAACTAGGTATGACCTATCTACATTTTTAAAGGATTTATTATCAATAATTATATCGCCATCCCTACCAGGGATGTGAGTTATCGTCACATCCCTTTCAGGATAACTGTAAGTAGGAGGAGTTTGAACAACAAGCCCAAAATCCTCAGAAGTTTTATCTTTGAATTTAAATATGCCCATATTATCGTGCTCCTCCTTTTGCTAAACTAGATTGCATACGCATTCTCTGCATACGAATATCAACTTCCCTTGCAACTGCTTCTGGATCGTTAGATGTGATATTGAATGTCGGATTATAAGTATCACCGCCATTATTTATTATTGTACCACTATTACTTTCTGAAGCACGTTTAGAAGCTCTCTTATTGTCCTTGGTTATGCTTGAAGCCAACTTACCAGTCATTGACATTTCAGTTCCATTGACATTGCTCATCAACGAAGATATGTTAGACACACCAGACTGTATATTTGACAAATCCATAACTGGACGAATCACAATATCATCATCCATGTTTGCATTGTCTATAACAGACTTAGCTGCAGTAACAGTATCGTTCATCATGGATATAGCAGAATTTCGTATTGCGCCAGTATTATCATTAAGGCCGTTAGTCAAACCGTCGACTACATAACCTCCCAAACGAGCAAATACTTTTGAAGGTGAATGTATCTCGAGAGCATCTCGGTATCCTTCAGAAGTAGCATTACCAGCATTTTCACCGCCTTTTTTAGCTGTCCCAGTGAGCGCTTCCATTGAAGAAGTCATAGCAGCATTGATGTCGGATATACCTTGTGTAACATCATCGCCGACTCTAGAAGTAATGTTGGTGATAACTCCACTAATTCCTCTTCTTGCTGAGTCAAGTTCGTCATACACATTTTGCAATATTCCTTCAGTATTTAATCTTGCGTTATTAGACAAATTTTTAGCAGCATCATCTAATGGGCCAGATAATACCTTTAATATAGGTATATCCCTAACCATATCGGATAATGTACTTAGAACTGCTGCAATTATTTTTCCGCCTATACTTTTAACAAAAGTCGGAATATCTTTAAGTAATGCCTCAAGTACATCTCCAATCAAATCGACTACCGTATATGCCATATAACGTAAAGCAGCAAATATAACACGGGTTAACCCTTTAAATACTTCGACAGCTAATAGTATAATACCTGCTAACAAATCAAGCATCAATTTAGCAAGAGTACCTAAGGAATCTATTACCATTTTGATAACATACCCGATAAATACAAGCACAAATTTACTCACTACATCAACTAATCTCAATAATTGTTTTGATAATTCTGGTAATATTTCAATTATTTTATCTACAATGAGTTTTATAACTGGCCCGATTTTATCAAATAAATCTTTCGTAAGTTTTTTTAAGAAATTTACAAGAGAGGTTGTAATTTCGTCCATTCTTGAAGTGATAGTATCAACTATTTTCAACAAAACTGTAATTGTATCATTGGCTATCCAAGTAATGTTATCCTTAAGCCATTGTAATATAGTTTTAGCTATATTTTTTACTGATTCCAATATTTTTGGCATACGATTACTCAATGCTTCTATGCAGGAATCGACCAACGTCATTATAGATTCAGGAAGTTTTAAGGTTGCTTCGTTGCTAAATATATTTACCAAAGAATTAATTAACTCGATGACAATATTCTCAATTTGAGGAATTAATTCGCCCAATTTGTTAAACAGTTCAATAAATCCACTGAATAATGCATCAACCAACATTGGACCAATATTTTGCAGAGCAGTTCCTATCAACTCGGAGTTAGCGACGATCTCTTCCATCGAAATACCGAGATTTGCAGAAAACCCAGTAAGTGCCATAGATGCCATAAGCAAACCAGCACCAAGCATAATGACTGCTGCAGAAACTGCCAAAAGGTTAACAACTGCTGGGCCCATAATTTTAGCAGCGGCCACAAGTAGCGTTAATCCTCCTGCTAGTATAACGGCACCTTTACCAATAGAAGACCATCCAATCATCTGTAATAATTGCATTGCTACAGCAAGTGGAATTAATGATACAGAAAGAACTAATATTGCAGCTGCAAACGCAAGCATCGAAGTAGGTTCTACTTTTATCATAGACATTAAAGCTACAGCACCAACCAATGCATAAAGTACTACTGTTACAGCGCCTGCTGCAGATAATATAGTCTGCCATGGAATATCTTTCAAAGTTGAAAGCGAAAGCATAAATAATGTCATGGTTCCTGTCAGAATCGCTAATTGAGCCATATTGGCATTTGCTTTCTTTCCACTAGTACCAAATTTACTAATTATAGCTATAACGCCAGCTATTGCCATTAATACAGCAATTAAACCACCGCTAGCAGCTAATATAGTTTGCCAAGAAACGTCTTCCAAAGTCGAAAGTGCGTTGACAAACATCACAATACTAAAGGTTAAGATAACTAATTGAGCCATATTGGCTTCTGCTTTCTTTCCACTAGTACCAAATTTGCTGATGATAGAAATAACTGCAGCTAATGTATCAAGAATAAGAACAATCGCTCCAACAGAAGACCATACTGTTGTAATATCCATCTTGCCCAAAACAGAAATGACGCCAGCTATAGACCAAAGAACCATAGACATTACGATCATTAACTTGTTAAGTTCTTTAGCTTTAAAGTTTTTACTCTTATCGGATAGATTAACCATGCTTTTAATGGCAATAACAAATGCGCCCATTAAAACAATTATAGCTATTACTGATGACTTCATTTTATCAGGATCTAACTTGTCCATTTTGGACAAAGCACCAGATATTATAAGTAGAGCAGATGACATTCCAAGTATAAATCCAGTTATGCCAGACCAGTCAGTGCCATTTGTAGATTTATTAAATGCTCCTTTAAATTTTTTTCCTAATTTATTAGATTTAGTTTTGTCTAATGACTGTTCAAGAGTCTTTTGAGCTATAGAGAACTTGGAAATTATAGCTATCATTGCAGCAAACGCAATAAGTAATGTTGAAATTGCCCCGACAGAACTCCATAATTTTGCATGATCACCAATATTAGAAAGTATAGATAATGTAGCAGCTATAGATAGAAGCAGCACACTCATACTTGCAAACATGGCCGCAATTCCGTCGTATTGTGTATAGGTAACAGTAACAAGACCTTCTAACTTGGATCCTTTCTTATTAAGTTTAGATGTTAGCACTGTTACAAGCTCGATCAATCCTACAAATACAGCAAGTATGGTTAATATAGCACTTAATACACCAATGCCATACCATAATTTACCTTCATCCATACCGGATACATTTTTGACAAATGTCATTATACTAAGCGCCAATACAGAAATTGCTAAGAATATGGATGCAACACCTTTAAAGTTTGCTGCACCTTCTCCTTTTTTAGTTTTTGAGACCTTTGCCAACGCAATTACAAAAGCACTTATAAGTACTATAGTAATAGCCATCACGCCAAATGCACTCCACATTTTCGTGGTATCAACAGAAGCTAATTTTGCTATTGATTTGGAAATGATCATAAGCGAAAATGCCATGGTACCAATGAGCTTTATCATCTTCTTAAGGACAGAAGTGTTTTTAGCCAAGGCCTTCGCATCTTTTTCTTTAGGAGCATGTTTTACTAATTCTATAGCAATAACACTAATAGCTATCATGAATAGAGTAAGCATCCCAGCAGCACTCCACGATTCAGTCATGTTCAGTGATGCAATTATTTTAACTGCAATAGCAAACTGGACCATAGCAAGTCCAATGGACATTAAAACTCTAGCTACTTCAGATATTGTAGTATATGACTGTGTAGCACTATGCCCAGTAAAGGTCTTAGCAGTTTTAACCAATGTCTTTTGGGCTAATTGAAGTGTTTTAAGCTTTGCAGACAATACGGTTAATGTTATAGCTAGTGCACTTATAATTCCAACAAATATCCCTATAGTAGTAACTCCACGAGTAAATCCATCTACAGGTATTGCTGCTATTATGGCAATAGACGCTGAAAATGATAGCATTAAAAATGCTATAGATTTTAGGAATCCACCTACACTATTTATAATATCGGCGATTGATTTATTTTTCATTGCCTTACCAAGATTATATATGGTATCGCCGACACTCTCCATTACATATTGCACAGGAGCAAGTAACGATTTTATTCCATAGAATAAACTATAAATTATCCATCCGATTGCAGTTATGGTAGCAAGAATAGTAACAATAGTCAGAAGTGCTTTAGTTGTTTGTTTTAACTCTACACCATTTGCAAATTTTGAAATATCCTGAAGTACACTACCGATTCCACTTAATATTTTTCCAACAGCTCCAATAATTGTTCCTGTAAGAGATATTATGCCTGAAAGAATTGACCAAAGTCCCTTCAAGAAACTGGATATACCATTTGCTAGATTAATGATCGGGTCAAATAAATTGCCAGACCCTTTACCACCAATTCCATTTTGAATTTTGTTATATAGATTAGAGATAGATTTGGCCAAGTTATCAAAGAAAGCAACTATATTCTCGCCAAAAGTCTTCCCTGTAAAATTAACAAACATATTATCGATTGCTTTGGGTAACAACAGAATTAAATCAACAAATGTTTTAGTAATACTTACAATAGATTTAAGAACAGGACTTAACTTCTTAAGTCTTGCTAACATATCAGTTGCAAAGTTTTTAATATCATCGCCGAGTTCTCCGAACTCACTCGACTTACCAAGTATTAAGTTAGAAAGTTGAGTGATAAAATCTCCAACGAATCCCAATATGGTAACAAGTAAACCAGAGAGAAATCCAGCTACCTTTGAAACAGTATCTATTATAATACTAGCTATAGGTAACACGTATTTAGAAATTATTTTAGTAACCTCAATAACTAATTTTCCAATAACACGAATAATAGATGCCAAGCCGCCTAGTATATTTTGAACTGACTCAGAAGTTCCTCCAGCCGATTTCATTGCATCGATAAAATCTTTGACCCAATCGGCAATGGCATTAATTATATCAAACTTGGATAGTTCTTGTAGTATTCCAGATAGTGTATCTATGACACTATCTAAAATTCCTGTTGGATTGATGTACTCTACTATATTGCTTATAGAATAATAAAGTTTTGAGGCAACTCTATTTATGTTCTCTGTAACACTCTGGACTTTTTTCATATTAAGTCCGAATGCTGCTATTCTATTAAATAAGTATTTCGCCAAATCTTTTGCAGCGTATACTATTGGACTTATAGCAAAATATGCTGCTTTTAACAATGATACAAGAATGCCAACAGTATTAGCTAAGCCAGAGAGAACTGCTTTAAGCTCGATATTGTTACGTATATTATTTAAAACTCGCGAAGTTATTTCACGAATTTGCGAAGTTATCTCTTTAAGTTTAGATGCTAAATCTTGTGCTCTTTCGGTTTCAGAGGTGAAATCGCTTGAGTTGAATACTCCGCTCCAAGCATCTTTTATAAGATCTTTTATGGCAATTATTGCGTCATATATGTTCCAGAAAGCACCTTGATTAGAGCTTCCATGTTCACCGAAAATATCTTTTCTTCCTTCAAGAGTATTCCATAGTTTAAGAACTTCATTACGGAAATTTCCACCCTCAGCAAATATACTATATAGCTCATTTGCTAACTCGGTCCAAAGATTTTTGGCATCTTCATAACCACCAAATATCTGTTCAGCAGTTGTCATCCAACCAGTTGACACAGCATCTTTTGTGGAGTTTATAGCATCAGTGAATGTTCTTGCCTCTTGTGCAGCCGTAAAAGCTTTTACGCCAAATTTGTCGAACTGATCTCCATATTTTTCGAGAACCTCAGTCGCAGATATTCCTTCTTTTGATGCTATTTCGTAAATATCTTGAACTGCAGATGAATATTTGGAAAGAGTCTTTAATAATACATCATTTGTAAACCATTTTGAACTAAGCGACTCGGTAAAATTTTCTAGAGTGAACTTTTTACCAGTTTTTGTGATAAATTCATTACCAGCTTTGGTCAATTCGCCGATATCAACAGCAGTCTGTAGAACAGTTTCCCTAAACTCCTGCGTATCCATACGGGCCGTCTGAATAGATCTCCAGTCAATTAACTGCACATATCCTTTTCCTAATGCTTGGGATAATTGGTACATTGCTCTTGAAGCAACAGATGCATTCTGACCAGATAATGCTGCCCAGTTCGCAATACCCATCATGGCATTAACTGATTCATCAAGGGATCGTCCAGAAGCGGTAAAATTACCAATATTATCAATCATATCGGTAAAGTTGTATGAAGTTTCGTCAGTAAAGAAGTTCAGTTTTTCAACTTGATCGTTGATAACTTTCATTTTCTCGCCGGCGTCTTCAATTTCTTTACCTGCCATTTTTATCTTTTGAGCAGCGAGTGTAGCAACAGAAGTAGTCTTTTGCCCGAACTTGATCCAGCCAGCTGAAATATTATCGACTGATAATGCTTTAACAAAAGTTGCCCCAAGATCGATTATTTTATTTGTAATACGGTTTATTACAGTGAAGGCTACTATCTGGAAATGCGAAAGACTAGCTTCTACTTTTTCTATTCCCTTAGAACCGTCTTTGAATTCAAGTTGCTCGTCAAGTTTCTTAAGGGTTTCTTGACTTTGCTTAACATTCTTTTCAAATTTAGAGTTGTCAAACTCCATTCGAACTACGCGTTTATCAAGTTCATCGCTCATATGTTATTCAACTCCTCCTTTGCTGCTTCTATTATTTGTTTGTACGCTTCATCAATAGGACCATCAATATAATTTTTTCCTTCAATCCACTTTCCACTCTTAGTGGCGTGACCTTTATCAACTAAAAGAGCTATGTTTACACCATTATTTACATAGGAATTGTTAAAATATAAAAAGTAACTGTTTTTGTTTTTCTTTATTTCATAGCTCCAAGCCACGGCAATACTCTCATAAGGAGAAGCTTTAGCAAGTTTTTCAACTGTTTCTTCAGCTATCTTTTGAATTTCATCTGACTTTAATTGAGTAATATCAATTGAAGCCTGCATATACTTCTTTGTTTGTTTGAAGCTTCCGGATGTTTTAAGTGTTATTCCCATAATATTAAATTATCCTTTACTTCCGCTTGCTTTCCTACGAGCTTCATTTATTGCTCTATTACTAGCTAAGGTAGCTCGTTTAGACATTTTACCTTCTTTACCAGTATTGTTTTTAATGGAGCAAATTTTAATTAAAGTCAGCAATCTGTTTAAGTGCCAGCACTGACATTCAAAAGGTATCTGGTAAGCAATCATCCAATAATAAATCAATTCGCTAGTGTATACTTCAGATTTGGTTGATGCACCTTCTTGTCTACGACTGGAGAATGTGGTTGCTGTCATAGAATCACCTATATAAGCATTTATTTTCTTAACCTCTTCGGCAGATAAACTTTGATATACATTTGGGTCAACATTTTGTGTTATTGTCATGCATCTTATATAGTCTCTTAATTCCGCATCAGTTTTTTTATCTGATGTTGTGGAGAGAAATGGCTTATGCCACTTTGATTCCCATTTGGAAATAGAGACTAAAGAATGCTCAATGCGTAAGACGCATGGCTTTGTCGTTAGAAATTCTTGTGTTTGTTCGTTAAAGATTTCTTTTCCCGATATTTTAAGTTCAAGCATATCTTTAGTCTCTTTTACACGATTTAGTGTTTACTTATTATTTGCAACAGAAGCAGGAAGCTCTTTTGCAAGATTAGCAGGAATAATTCCATTGATAAATGCAGAAGCAGCATCCGAGTCAGTGGCAAGTTCCATGAAGAGTTCAGAGTAAGCTTCAGTCTGAGTGAATTCGCGACTGAGTTCAGGGCTCTTAATGAATCTCTTTCCATCATCAGACTTCTTGCCGTAAGAACGAAGAATAAGTTCTTTAAAGATCTTAATCAACTCAGGAACATTCTTCGAGTCGACAATAGCCTGAATCTTTTCGGCGAGTCCACCCTCTTTCTCAAGTTGCATTTCGAGAATTTCGGCTTTCGTAAGGTTGAAGTAGAAATCTTCTTTGATTTCTTCCCCGTTGTAATCGGGATACGTAATAGTTTTCTTGTACATGTGCTTTTTCTCCTTTTTATTTTTTAGTTATTTAAAATAATATTATGGAATTAAGTTTATATAACTTAATTACTCCATTTTGAATTTATTTGCTAGTTACGCAAATAATGCATTGATTTCAGCTTCGGTTGCATAAACCGGGGCCAAACCGTCAACATATTCTTTAGTTGCAACTATATTTCCGACAGTTTTCTTTGTTAATCGGGTAGGGTCCATATTTCCAGAACTGACATTTATCATTGCTATGCCAGGCGAATTAGATGCAATATTTAATTCATTTTCGATGGTCACAGTAGATGTGAAAATATTTGTCCCAGTCCATCTATTGGAAGCATTCAGTTTACCGTAATTGCTAAGATCACTGGTTTTTGCATAATTTTTAAGGGTATTCGTCAAATCAGTCTTTAGCACGAAATTAGAAAGTTCCGAAGTTAGTTTATAATCAAGCACGACAGTATGCTTGTTTCCATCAGAATCTACATATTTTATTCCATTCTCGTTGATGTTTATACCGTATTGGTTTGAGCCTTTGTAATATGATAACAATCCAGTAGCTGGAACAATAGATATGACTGAATCACCATCAACGAATGCATTACTTCCTGTCCATGTGTTGGTGCCGTCTAGTTTACCATAAGAATCAAGGTCGTTCTTATTAGCATAACCAGAGAGATCAATTGTAGATGTACCAAGATCGATCCACGTTCCTGTACCAGAAATGGTTTCCCAAATCCACATATGGTAGGGAGCTGCACTCCCAACGAGATAGATAATTCCTTCTTCACCAGTTGTAGGTTTTGTCGATACTACCGTCATTGCAGCCTTCTTCATATCAGCATGAAGAGTATTGATCTGCGTCTTTGTATAATAGTTATTTTTTAGATTGTTCTTATCGGCAGTGACCTCAGAGGATAACGAATTATATTTTTCATTAAAATTACTCTCGAGACCAGTATGAAGATCAGTTACTTCAGTTTTTGTATATACTTGCGTCTTGGTATAATAGTTGTCAGCCAAATTCTTCTTGTCAGTAGCTACGTCATTAGTAAGATTAGTAATCTTAGTATCAAGGGCGCCATGCTTCTGGTCAGCTACTGTCTTGGTATAATAGTTATTAGCCAAATTATTCTTATCAGCAGTGACTTCATTAGTAAGATTCGTAACTTTTGTGTCAAGGGCATTGACAGTAGATTTGCTAGCATATCCTGTTAGATCAGGGCCAAGGTCAACCCATGTTGGAGTTCCAGAGATGGTCTCCCATGCCCACATATGATATGGAGCTTTGCTTCCGACAAGGTAAATTACACCAGTCTCGCCAGTAGTTGGCTTTGTAGCAACAATAGTAACAAGTTTCTCTTTCAAGCTATTGATTTGCTGCGCAAGAGCGGCGTCACCATTTGTTATCTCAACCTTAATTTTATTATTATAAGTAGTGAGATTAGATAAGGTAATAAGTTTTTCAGTTGCCATGTTTTTCTCCTTTTTTATTGCAAAACATAACAAAAGAGGTCACCAAGTTGTATTGACCTGATGACCCCATTTTGAATTTATTGATTAGGAGCCAGAACTATTCTTGATCAAAGCGGCAACTTCATCCGGCATGAGAATCTTAGCTTTCTCAGTTTCGGTTCCATAAAGAGCATCTTCAATACTCTTTAGGGCAGCCGGTTTAACCTTGGTGGAATCAATTACGAGATGAGACGTCGGTTTAAAGCCAGTGACAACAACCGGGGTGGTGGAAATTTCCCAAGAAAGCGTCATAGCCTCAGGGGAATCATTGACCGTCTCATAAGCCCTCTCACTCGGAGCAGCAAGGCACCCATAGATAATATGGATCTTATAACCGAGATCATTATTAACGTCGTTACCAATTTTGGTACGATAACTGAGGCAGAAAGTCTTACGAGCTTGCTGGTCAATAGTGACACCCTCTCCTAGAGAGGCAGAGCCATCGCATGCAGCGAATTCATCGGGGTAAGTATAAGCCTCAATGGTAGCATTGAATTCTTCAACAGAGAGAAGACTCAAATATTTGATGTTGTCTGCATAAACAGCAGAGGGTTCAGCTCCTTCGGGAGACTGAGTGACAGAGGTTAGACCATTCCAGGCAACACCATCGCCATAGACGACGCCACCAGAAGCTTCTCCGTCAGTTTGCGGATAAAGGACACCATGGTCAACACCATTCTCAAAATAGTGAGTACCAGTTTTGTCCCATTCAAGTTTAGCCATATATTTTTCTCCTTTATTTTGTATTATTTACTGAATAATCGAATACATCATGATATAATCCATCCGAAACAAATTGATGTATGTGTCTGCAATTTACTATTTTAGAAACCTTCTGAGGAAGGTCGCTGTCTGGATCAGTATATATTACCGTTATACGGTATGTATAATTCTGAAGATAGACATCATTATTTGCATCTACATTGCTAATGTTTCGTCTATTATACACAATGCATGGGTATTTAAGTTTTAAAGACTCTGGGGGCTGATAATAGACATTCCTTGTTCCAAGGATACCCACCAGAAGGTTATATAGGTCAATTCGATTCGCCATTATTATACAAACCTCCCAGAGTCAATATAAGTCGTGGGTACTGCACTTCCACTGTATTCACTTTCCATGCTGTACCCATTAACTTAACGAATTTTATATACTGAAAATTCGCCATAGCAAATGGGTCAGCTAGAAGACTAACTTGATTACTGATATTAATATTATCATTAACACCGTCCGATTTTTCTAATCTTCTGGAGTTTTTTATGAGTTCCCCATAAAATTCTCTTTCGATTATAGAATCAACCCAGACACCAGGGCGGTTAACTGGATCAACTTCTCCAGTTATACCATAGCCCAACGTTCCATAAATTTTTGCCATTTTGAATTTTCAGTATTAGTCCTAAATTAGTTTAGGATATCGATTACTTTTGACCAGTTCCTTCGCCACCAGTTTCGCTAGAACTAGAGGGTTCGGCAAGCTTTTCTTCGAAAGTAATGGCGGAATACGGTTTCACGAGAGCGCCAGAGCAGCGAGTCTCGATGAGGTATTCATATTTGTTGTAGTCGATGTCGAAATCGTCGAACATATTGACGGCTCCGCCCTTGTCAGCGCCAACATTGTAGTCGGCAAGATTAACAAGGATGCCCATGAGAGCATAATTGTTGCCACCAACTTCACGTTTGTGACCTTCAAAGACAGGAACCGTGACGATCTTGCTAACACGAAGAGCGGTCGCAAGTTCAGCTTCGGTCTTATAGATACGATGACCAATCTTGTCCTCGATCAAGAGCATCTCGGTGAGGAGATCTTCAGTGGTGAAGAGAATCGGGTTACCGGAACCTTTATATTCTTTGCGAGACTTGACAACATCCTTGATGAAATCCTTAGCGAAATCGGAGTCGGTTTCGCCAGAAGTGCGAGTTAGGGTGCGAGTAACCGTATAGGTGGAATTATCACCAAGAATCGGACGAATATTTTGTTCGTTAATCTTGGAATCATCACTGCCATCACGGCCATCACCGATAAGGAAAGCACGAGCAAGTTCCTCATCGAGCATTCCACGCATTTCTTGTTTGAGCCAAGCAACGACGTCAAAGTCAGTGATATCAATCACATCATCACGATCCATCTTTTGAAGTTTATAGACAGTGGTGGGAAGAGTGGTTCTCTTAAGAGCAGTAATAACTTCAGAGATCTTTTGCTTTCCTTTGATATAACCACGAGCACGAGCTTCGTCAGCAGTGATGTTGGCAGCAGTAGATTTCACACGAGAGAAGGGAGTGTGTTTAACACCACCCATAACAACGCTGACCCAGTTGGTGTCGCGAGCAATGAGTTCGGGGGTCTTATTAACCGCCTGAACTTCAGGGAAAAGAGTATCGACGTTCGTAATTCCGTGGGAAATGAACGCATCTTTCATAGAACCAGATTTCTTGGCATCTTCAATAGCAGCAAGCACTTCGCTGTGCATAAGTTCAGTTTGATTGTCGGCTTCGTTGGAAGTATCAAATGCATTATGTTTCATTTCTTTATCCTCCTGTGCATTTCCATTTTCTTTGTCTTCAAGAGCCATACCGATCATGGCGTAGACAACTTTCTTTTGTTTTTCGGTCAAAGTATCGAACACGTCCTGAATAGTTTCTTCACCATTTCCTTCATCAGCATGTTCGACCTTGATTTCTTCTTTTTCTTCTTTATTAGGCATATTTTCGCCCTCCTTATTATTATCGGAATGTTCGATATCTTCGACTTCGGTTCCAATATCGAGAGTTTCACTTGCATTAAATATATAAGCGTCACCGTCTGCATTGTCACCATGCGCAATATTAACATCCATGATTCTAGCACCGGGATTAGCCCCTGCAAGAACCAAACTAACTTCTCTAATCAAACCATGAATAACATTACCACCAGTCTGTTTAAGCTGATTAGCGTAAATAGACAAAGAGCAAATATCTCCATGTTCGACTAGTTCTTTCGCTCGTTTTCCCTCTGGAGTATTGTTCAGAGAGCAATAAGCATAAACTCCTTCCGCACGATTTTCTAACAAAGCATGCCCCAAGACGTTGTCAGCATCTGTATGATTGTGCTGCCATACCAAGGGGACAGTAGTTTTGTCATTATCGACGAAAGCATCTTTCATGATGGTTCTACCGTCAGAACATTTGACGTTGCAACGGGTAGCCCAACCACTAAAGTCATAAACTTTCTTTCCCATTTTGAATTTTCTCCTTAATTACTATCCTAAATCCTTAAACAGCACTTGCCCAAAATTGGCAGGACCAGCATCTTCTTCCGAAGAAGTTTCATCAACCACATCTTCTGTGTATCCATTTTCTTTAGTTGTAGGGAACTCTTGTCCTTCAGTTGGATTAAGATTCTTATTTCTTAGTTCATCTGCTTGAGGATCTTGTACTGGCTTGAAACCAATAACTTGACGCATCTCATTGGAGGACATAATCTCATTCCTAGTAAACTTGTCAGCAACGTCAGCAATATTTGCCAAAGGAACTAACTTGAATGGATCATTGAAGAACATGATTGACTGGTTCTGGGAACGGGCAGTCTTTGTCAAGAATTTTCGCTTCATTTCAGAAACAATTTCGGTGAGGATTGGCTCAACTGTTCTACTCATGTAATTAAGCATGGTCTTTTCATCTGCAGAACCATCTAACACCGCTTGAGTAATACCTAACTGGCTGTATAGCATACTCGTTAAATATTGAATCTGAGACATCAGATTGTTCTCGACTGGACGGTTGAGCTGGGTAACTTTCTCGGTACCATCAGTATACGCAATACCATATTTGGAACCGGCAAGTTGCTTCTCGATTTCTTCGCGTCGGGCTTGGGCTTGCTTCTGTCTAGCTTCTGTCTTTACAACATATGGAAGCTGAATTATCAAATCCAATTTTCCAGCACCAGATTGTTCGTCTATTGCATCTAAAAGATTTAGTTTTCTTATAAGTCTTTGAAGAGTGGAGTTCCGTTCATTCATTATCGAATATAACGGATTCTCAATTATTGCTACCTTATTTTTAGGCATAGTTATCTCTTCATGAATACCTTTTCTGTCATTATAGACATTAATTTTGACATTATCTGGATACCATTGAGTTATTTTTCCAACTCGCATGGTTTCTATGTCATAAGAAGTTGCTTTAGAAATGTCTACCACAGTGTCTATAGGAACGATAGCAATACATCCTTCGTCAAATAAAGATTGAACCACATCACGAATAAACATAACGTATGATTGATCCTTATTCGCTTCAATAGTAAGGCAGTTATTGAGACCAGAATCTATTGTTTCCAAATATCTTCCGTTCGAATCTAACCTTACATGACGTATAGCTATTCTTGAACAATCTATTGCTATCCTGTTATATACAGAAGTTACTATTGACCGTTCATTACCTTTAGTGTAGTACATTCTATCTGGACGATAGGTTGAAGACATCCCTAAATCAACATATGGTTTATAGACAAAATTATCTTTGTCATTTTGAAAGAATGCATTCCATGCATGCTGTAATCTATCCATTAATCCCATATATTCACCTCATTACCCACTATCGCCCAATATCTGTATAGTGATTCCAAAATATTTCATTATTCGAAAGCCTCCTTATTGTTCTTATAAGCAACAAATGCATCCATTAAAGCGGCTACATTATCAATTTTGGCTTCATAACGTTTTTTATATAATTTTCGATTGCCATTAGTATCTTCTAATGTTATGCAATTTCCCATTGCAAATGTCATTAGATCTTCATCAAATAGCAATGCTCTTGCTTCTGCAAGGCTCTTAAGTTCACCAAGAGGAACAGACTCTGTCTTTGATCCTTGAATAACTTTTTCGATTCCAAATGGACCATTTTCAGTTTGCCATCTTTCGACGAATTCTTTTGCATTGTACGGGTCAAATCCCAGGCATCTAACATCATAATTACTTTGAGTTATATGCTCATCAAGATCATCGTAAACTTGCATCATATCAAGAATGTTCCCATCTAGAACAATCAGAGAACCTTCTCTCATAAATTCGTCGTATTTAAGTCGCATGGCAGCTGGCAATTTGTGTAAAGTTTTCGAAGAAATATAACTTCTAACTTTTACGCCATATGTACCATCTTTAAGCGGAAACAAGAACGTGAAAGCGCAAAAGTCATCGCCTTGCGATAAATCTGCGCCAAGAGCACAAGGCATTCCCCAATAACTTCTTTTATGATGAGGTAACGTCTCTTCATAAGTAAAGTAATAGGTATAACCCTCCATTGGAATACCGAATCTTTTGGCCAAAATATCATTTCTAGCAGAAGGAACTTTCTCTGCTCTCTCCACATCTAATTGATATGTTTCATATGAAACTGTTTTTCCGAGATTCGGATTAGCTTTAATCCACATCTCTGGTTGCGAAACTTCATCGACACTATCTAGTTTGTAGTACCATATAGATACATGCGGGTTGACATAATTACCTTTTAGTATGTCCATAAGTTCCATCTTAATAGTGTCACCACTGCCATTTCGAACAGTTCCCTCCGAAGATGTGGCGACTATTAAATAGTCATCCAATTTAGAGGCACCTTGTTCGATAGCGCCAACAACATCTTCTCGAATATCGCCGGAAAGCCATTCATCTATCGTAGCAATCTTGCAACGAAGTCCTTGAAGTTTGTCGATTCGCATTGGTCTTACTTCTACAAGAGAACCAGTTAAGAAATTCTCGATTCCCTTTTTGGTAGAAGCAAGTTTAACTCGATTCGCTTTTGAGCCAGTAGTATTCTGTAAAGAACCATCTGTAAGAAACTTAAACAACGGTCCTCTTGCTCTGGTTATAGCTGTACGATATGGAGACATAGTCTCATCAGATTGTTTCATGGTCGGTGCTGTAACAACTTGATGTGTAGTTGTCGTATCAACGTTATGAAAGTAACTTTGAATACAGCTAGCATACATACTCTTTGCAGCACCTCGAGCAACAATTAAATATTGTTTATTTGTTAAACGTTTTTTAATGTAACGTTTTTCATAGTGACCATCTGCACCATTTGGAGATGACGGGACAAATACACTACGCTCAACAAAGTAGTACCAGCCAAATATCTGTTCGGCCCAAAGTTTAAATGAGTCAAGAAGAACCAGATCACTTCCGTCAGTAAGTGTAAGCTCATTCTCGCAATATCTTATAAACCCATTAATGGCATCTGGATCGTAGTATATCCCTGGATTCTTTATCAAGGAGTCAATACGATTCATCTCCATCGAGATTTCTCTACAAACGGGAATTTGTCCATTTATGACCGCATTTCTAAAGCGGCCATAATATATTGGTGTAGCCGTATTAGAAAGTGACATAAGTTAGCTCCTAATTATACTTCTATTTATATGTATTTAACATCGCAGTAGTAAAATCATAAATCGCGGTTTCATAATCTTCAGAACCATCTGGATCATAATCAGATATTTTTATTTGTCCATATTTTTGAATATAATGACGATAAGCTTGTCCTTCAATAGACGACTTATAATCATCAAATGTCATTTTTTTACCGTATGTTTGCTTAAAATATCCAGAATCATCCAGTTCTTTAATCATTTTGTCTATTTTTTTTCTATTTGCAATTGCATTTAATCTAACTTTACGAGATATAGGTGAGTCTTCATTATGAGCTCTTCCTTCTCTTAAATTACCATAATTTGCTATTGCTATTCCTTGCTCTTCGATAAGAGCAGCTTTTTTAACGTTATCTTCAATTTTTTGGTATCTCTTTTTGCCTTCGTCAGTTAAAGTACCATCTTCATTTTGATAGCGACGAATGCCCCACTTTTGACCTTTAACGCCATAGTGGTATAACTCATTAGAGTATTTAGTTCTGTATGCTAGATAGTCGTTCATAATAATTTTACCTACGTTTATTTTTTAGTAGATTTTGGGAGTTTCCCAGTCTTCTTATAATAGTCTAATTCTTTCTGATTCGAAACTTCATTTATCTGTTGTTTAACAACATAATCATTTTCTTTTTGTTTATTTTTCGTGAATATTTTGGCGGCAGTACCTCCAATAAGTCCTAAGCCTGCTGCTAAACCAAAAGCTTTGGCCCAATTTATTCCACGATTAAATTCTTTAGTAGACTCTATTTTTCCAGTCTTGTTATTTAACTTATTTTTGAACCTGAAGGAATAGGTGGTAAACCACTTATGCCCTGTCATCACTCCACGAGAATTAATTTTTGTACCGGATAAATTTTTACCAATGTGATAGCTGGTATTATCTCCTTTGGGACCAATAATGTTAGCGGCTCTGCTTACTCCGTACTTTTTGTCGAGAAGTAAGTTAGCTGCGTGAGTTCCTGCTACAACTGCAGCAGCAGCACCCATACCAATAGCAGCACCGGTAGCAATCTTTCGAGCCTTGTCACGTTTTTTGTCTTGTTTATACAAAGACTTTCCATGCGAAGACATATTACCTTGACGGTCAACTCCATAACGAATCAGACCCTCATCAGTAAGAGATCCATCGGGATTTTGATACCTGCGAATACCCCACTTTTGACCTTTAACGCCATAATGATATAACTCATTAGAGTATTTAATTCTGTATGATAGATAGTCGTTCATATCAAGAGTTGGCTCCTTTCTGCTTGCTTTCTTTCTTCCTATATTCGTCGTACTTTGTGCCAAGAAATAGGCCCACTGTGCTAAGTCCTGCGGCAATGGTGGAAGCGGCAATAGTACCGATAGCAGTAGTTGTATCCATCAAACCTTTAGACCATGCAATACCTGATGCAACGGCACTCGCAGTTGAAACACTAATACCGAGAGAAGTCAATGTTTTGTATCTACGATTTCGTTGGTCATCAATGTCTTGCTTTAAAAGTTTTTTTCCTTCATCAGATAATTTACCAGTTTTAGGATCTACCCCATAACGAATCTTGCCCTCTTCTGTGAGTGTACCGTTTGGATTCTGATAGCGACGAATACCCCATTTTTGGCCTTTAACGCCATAGTGGTATAACTCATTAGAGTATTTAACTCTGTATACTAAATAGTCATTCATATCAATAAATTACTCAATTCTGCTTATTTCCGCCAGCATTGTATTTAAGATTAGCAAATAGTCCTATAATATAGGCGATAGATCCACCAATGCCGACAACTGCACCAACCGTTTGTAATATTTCTCTGGCTTTTTCACTACCTGATTTTTCGTACTTAGTATCCCCATTAAGATCACTATAACGGTGCTCTAATTCTAAACGTTTAGCTCTGTCTTGGAGTTCTTTATCGCTCATGTTCGGGTAATTAAAATAGCTAACTTTTCCTTTTTCTTGCATGGCGGGCATATTAGAAATATCATTTGTAATACTCTTTACGCCAGAAGCAGTTTTTGAATAAGTATCGTAAGTACCTACTCTAGCTTTGGTCAAATCTGCATAGTACCGATCTTTTTGATTTTGACTTAGTTTGTCATAACTATCCCCGCCGTAGCGAACTTTACCTTCTTCTGTCAGAGATCCATCAGGATTCTGATATCGACGAATACCCCACTTTTGGCCTTTAATTCCCCAGTGGTATAGTTCATGTATTTTTAAATAATCCATTTTGAACCTCCCCTATTTAAAAACATTGAATGATATAAAGCATGCAAATCGTTGAAATCCCAATGCCTCATGCTTCGATACTGACCAGTCCTATAGTTGTAACCTTTAGAACCTAAACCTTGCGGATTAGCGAACGAATAAGTTCCAGTAACCCGATTAGCACCCATGCCAAATAATGACTTCTCTCCTTTAAACTTAGTGCTCCTAGGTTTTATAGATTTAGCAGCAGAAGAAGTTTTTGGAGCTGGTAAAAGAAGAATTTCTTCTGTCTTATTACGGCCATTATCGACAATGGCAGGTTTAGTATCAGAAACTTTAGCTGTTATAATATTCTGCTTTTTATGTTTACTTTTCCACCAAGCGACACCCGCCAAAACGGCAGCCCCGGCAGCAGCAGTAATACCGACACCTATTCCAATTTTTTTATTGCGATAATGTTTACGTTGATCTTCATCGTAAAGTTGTTTGCCTTCGGAAGACATTTCGCCACTATTTGGGTCTACACCATATCTGGAATAACCTTCATCGGTAAGGGAACCGTCAGGATTCTGATAGCGACGAATACCCCATTTTTGGCCTTTAACGCCATAGTGATATAACTCATTAGAGTATTTAGTTATGTATGCTAAATAGTCGTTCATAATATTTTTATCCACGTTGCCTATTTGAGCTAGAGGTTTTTAACGATTTAGCTTTTTCAAGAGTTGAAACACGCAAGTCTAAATTGCGAGTGCTAGTTTCAAGCTCGATAACTCTATCATGATCAATACTTATCTGATCTCGAATTTCTTTGATTGCTCCTTTTACCTCAAGTATATCTTTTTCTGTATTTTTTGTTGAATTTTTGATTTCAAGCAAATCATTCGCATTTCCGATCCTTTCTTTTTCTATTTCTTTCCTTGATTTTGCCAAAGAAATTGAAAAAGTTATTATCATTGACGCGAAAGCTATACATACAGACAGTATGCTTATTATTTCACTAGGTCCCATATGTTCATTCTCCATTCTTTATTCTATCATTATCTTTTTTAACATATAATCTCCATTCAAGTTCCTTGAGTGTTTCATTTATTGAATTCATCACTACTGAACTTGCTGGGGGATCGAATAATAATCGAACTTTCAAAGAAACATAAGTTTTAACTTGTTGAATTAAATTATCATCTTTGGTGAAATCACTCCATAAAGCGGAGCTATCTTCAACTACAAAACCTGACTCAGTACCGACACCCATCTGGATAAGATTTGCCAGAACGGTGTTTATATGCATAATAATGTCAGGATCAAATGTTGGGTCGTTTTCAGTTAAGCCTAAAGATTTTTTAACTGTATCTAAGATACGAGTATTGCATGTTTCTGACATTATAGTGACCTCCTTATCATTTTGAACTGCAAACTAAAATGGTCCTCCCGATTGGGTTTGAACCAATAACCTAACGCTTATAAGGCGTTCGCTCTAACCTGTTGAGCTACAGGAGGATTTTCTTTACCTTCTATTTTCTCTTCCTATCCTTTGCTTCCATTCCGCATTTTTGAAAGATTATGTCTTCCATAGCTATTTCATTGATTTGGTTGTTGTGTAATGGTGATGCAACACACCAATCAGATCCAAGAAGAATATTGATTACCCATTCGCGAAATTCTGAATCTGTTATTCCAACTGGAAAAATGTTATCTTTGTCTTCTCTTTTGGAATATTTTGTATTCAGCCATTCATCATATTCCTTAATTTCTTTGCTTATTTTCTTCATATTTTTAAACTTTCTTTTTATTAGATTTCTCCTATAGGAAGATTTAAAAATCACCACAACTTTGTGTCTCCTGGTTTCCGATCGACAGGTTCCTTTGATTTGGAATATCGGTCAGAACTAAACCCGTAGTGTATGATGTCATGTGTATCTTTCGAAACACATATCAAATATTCTGGATTAAGCAAAAAATCAGACGAATTGCTTATGTCATCTAATGTTAGTGGGTTCATGTGATGAACAATAATTCTGTCACCAATATCATACCCCTTAACTCCTAGATCGCATCCATTATCTCTGACTATAACAAAATCTCGGACTCGTCTCCATTCGGGTGATTTGTAGAATTTTTGATTAATATATCTATCGAATCCAAAAGTATCTTCTCCGACAACACCATGAAGTTCTAAATAGTGAAGACGATCTTCAAAAGTTGAATACTGAATCAAATCTGAGTAGCATCTTAGTTTATTCATCGGCCGTCTCCTTCGGTGTCATCATGTCCACCACTGTACGTCTTCATGGCCTTGATTGCTTCCTCAAACAAAGCTTCAGAACGTTCTTGCGAACGAATATTTTCTGTCTTTGCTTGTAGCAACTCTTTTTCCAATTCCAATTTTTCCTTTTCAAGCTGCTCACGAGATGTGGCGAGCTTTAAAAAGTGGGTTGTCTCTTGAGAAGTGGCTGTTCCTTCACGTAAACGTTTCTCAACTAGGTCCATAGCTAATGCTATCATCTGTTGTTCTCTTGCATCTGGAGAAAGAGCAGGCCTAACTGGATGGTCATTATCTGAATCAGAAATTATGAATGTCTTTTTAGGCATGTTTTCTCTCCTTTCTTAATACTATATATGTAGATTCAACTAACTGCTTTGGAGAGTGTACTAGGTTATACCGAACTTGTCGAAAGTTTTGCTCAAAACAATCGAAAGAAGGAGGAAGTGAAATCAGATGCCCAGCACATTGACTTTAGGTTCAACCTAATACACTCACCAAAACAGCCAGTCGAGCTGGAAATATCTATAGAAATATCCCTCCGGGGGATTTTAGAAGACAGGCGCGATTCAGGAGGGGGTGTCTTTTTTGCGGACCCCTCCCCCTGTATCATATATTTTTAGGGGCATAGGGCCCTAAAATGCCTTAATTTTCAGTTTTCTCCGAGTCATTTGAGTTTTTTCGATAAACTTTTTTATACTCAACAATAGAACCATCTTTTGCGATGGCGCCAGTTTTCATAAGCTTGGTTATGGCGGCATCTACTGTTTCATTGTTCTCTGAATCACTCAATTGATCGGACAAGAAAGTTATTGAAGCAAGCTGTTCGCAAGTTCGATAACCTTTTTGTAAGTCGAAGTTGAACCATTCGTCCCATTCAGTAAAAGGATTAAATGGATTGTCGATTGTAGTTATTCTGACTTCTTCCATAAAATTACTCCTTTCCTGATAGATACTTAGTTACGGTTGATGGTGATATACCAAGTGTTTCGGCAATCTCGGCTGTAGTATAACCAGCACTAGACATAGACTTAAGCCTATTGACTTTTGCTGTGCTAAGATTAGCATTTGAAGTTCTTGGTGTAGCAAGTTGCTTAAGTTGTACATCATCAACATATTTGATAATTTGCTCAAGTTTTGTAGAACTTATCGCACCTGCCTGGATGGCTTCCCATTCGCGGGGAGTGATATCGATCATCCTACGCTTGGCTCCAACACGAGCACGGGCTTTAGATAGCTCTTGCTGACGCATCTTTCTCTCCTGCTCTTTGTCCATATCCGGATTAGCTTGCTTCTTAGCTTTTATAACTGTGAACGCTAAGGCCTGAGCTTGTCTTTCTTTAGGGGCATTGAGTTGAGATTCACGCAACTTATAGTCCAAAGATGTTACCTCATCTTTATATACAGATTTAGCTGATGGAGAATAAGGTATTGGTTGAACTTTTTCATATTCTATACGAGCAGTATTTGCTAGGTCTTTTAGGCGGTTAGCATACTCAGCATAAAGCTCTTCTTGGACAAAACCAGATGAGAGTTGGTGGGCATCGTCCACAGCCTCCATTCTAGTAAGCTTCTGCATAGCACGCTTAACTTCCAGTTTGTCATCTTTGCTTACTTCTTTAAGATTTCCATTTACATCTTTATAGTAGTACTTTCCATCTTTTCGTAAATAAGCAGATGCTTTTTGCTTTTTGCCGTTGTTATCCACATATTCGACAGTTGCATATTCTCGTTTAGTTAAATGATAAAGTTTTTTCCCTGTAACAGGATCAATATCTCTCCTGAAAACATCATTACTGGTATAAGTTTTTCCTGATTCAGGATCAATATATCTTTTGATTTTTTTTCCAGTATTAGGATCGATATCAGTAGGATCATTAGAGTCTAGTATTTCCAACTCTTTTTGTGTATCTTTGGCAAAATATGCTCCTTCTTTTCTTTCATAAACATCAATTTCACTCTTTGCTTGAGAAATAAGAGTAGAAGCACCTTTTCTTACTGTTTTGGTTATAGGATCGTAATGCCTTTGATACTTTTCTTTAAGTTGGTCAATATTATTATCAATATAACTTTGTCTATAATCTAATTTATGCTTTTCTGCATCGATAACAACCATCGAATGTTTAACTGCTCTGGCAATTTCTTGCTCATTAGCACCTTTTAGGGTCATGTCAGTAATAAGATTAGAAATTATACCCATTTCAGTTTGGGTATTACTCATTATCCTATATTCATGCCCACCACGATAATAATGTTCTTTCCCATCTGCACCAAGTCTAGGAGGTTCATCAGGACCATAATTTAAAGTCGGGTCAAATCCTTCTAGCTCTTTAAGAGGAGGAGTAGATTTTACATTAGTTCTCTTAGTGGGAATAACCATTACAGTATCACCATCGAAATCAGCACCAGACAATCGAGCAGCAACGTTAGAGTTTATACCAACTGCATCTGATGGAGTGTTGCCGAGCATTCTGATGCCTTCTTGGTTGTGGTTATTTACGATAAGACGAGGAATTTCAAATGTACCAGCATGAGGATATCTTATAAGAACAAGCTCTGTTCCATCAACATAATCTGGATCATAAATTTCATTGTCTTTTAAACTAGAAACTGGCAATATAACCTTATAGTTTTGCCCAGGAAGAGAAGCTGCTTTTAAATGAATGGAAGCAGAATCACAATCATCAGCGAATGTTTCAAGCATAGACTTCTTGATTGTTGGATTAGTGCAATTCATTATTTCGCTTAATTCATCTTCTTTGTCAGCAATAGAAAGATTAATTTGCTTTTTTATTAATTGTTGAGGCTGTTTGGAAAGAAATTGAGATGGAAGTTTATTAGACCATTCGTTCCAATCTCCTTCATCTGACCTTTTATTTATCAAAGATAGAGATTGTTTAGCTCCAGTCAAAGGATTGGTATATTTGCCATTAGGATCATCATAATATGATTGGCCACCATTTTCTTTGATTGCAGAACCAAATGGATTCTCAGGATCTTTCTTTATTGGTTTTAGAACGCCAGAAGCATCAGCTTTACCATCCTCAGAAAATCCTAAAACAGGGGTTCCTTTTTTCTTATTAGTATTAAATACTAAGTCAACACCATCCGGAAGGTTGTCAGAATATACAGCCATTCCTTTAATATAGTGAGTTCCATCTACAAGAATACGAACCTGAGCATAATTGGAATTTCCAAGAGACAGATCTTTAACTCCACGACGAATTTCAACAACACCATCTTTGTCAATACCGCCATCTTCACGATATCTTATAGCTAAACGCTTAGAATCGAGTGATGCAGGATATCTGAAGGATGGTTCAAAAGTATCTCCACCATCGCGAGAAGTATACTCATCGACATAGTGATGCTTTGCATAATCGAATGCCTGAGCATTTGTAGTGCCAGGTTGGCAAAGAACTTTAAAAGTTGTATATTGTCCGGGCATGGTAGCTTGAGGAATTCTTCCACCCCAAACTTCGTAGCCTTCCATTTTTAATATCTCTAAAGCAGTATTTAATTTCTCTTTAGAAATACCAAGTTGTTTTTCTGTTCCAATACCAACATCGATCATTCCGGTTACATCTTCTTTTGCATATTTATCAGAAAGTTCCTTAAGATTTTCAGCGGTTTTTTGAGCAAGATTCATTCTAGCTTCAGAATCAGAATTTAAAAATGAGCGAATGGTAGATTCATTATACCCCATTTTCTCACCAATAGCAACTGGACCAAGACCATCTGCTGCAAGAGATTTTGCTTGAGCTACTAAAGCTTTTCTACGTTCAGAACTGGCTAAAGATTTAGCAGCTCTATATTGAGTAGTAGACATACCCATAGCTTTAGCAATTTCAGTTTCTGTCATTCCTTTAGAACGAAGATCAGAAACTCTGCTCAAGAAATCTCCTTCATGTTGATAAGGATCATCACCAGATCCCCAAGGATATCTCCCCGAATGACGAGGAGTTCCATAGTGGGCTAGTTCATCTTCAAAAATATCGTTATCAACATCATCCGAGATGTTAATCGATAAAATGTCAGGCTTTTCAATTTCTTTTAAAATTTCATCATCGTTTTCCATCTGGTATGTTGTTCCTTTCAATATAATTGTAAATTAATTTATTTCTGTTTACAATAATACCCATAATTTTTTCAATATCAGAACCGCTAGGATGATGCTCCAATATTTGACAATTTTGGTAAATTCGCAAAATATGCTCTATGACATTTGGATTCTGCTTGTATTCGAGGCAAAATAAAGCATCATAAATAAGAAGTTGCTCTATTTTAGCAGGAACAGTCCCGCTTTTGTAGTCGCTTATTCTTAGAACTTTATCTCTATTATCAGGCGGTTTGATTGCATCGGTTGTCCCGAAACAAAAGGGCGAATAATATAAAAGAACTTCAGAACTCATGCGATAACCAATTGCATCATTCACAAAAGGAATCATATTATCGAGTATAAGATTTGAATCATAAGCGGAACCTGGAATTCCTGCTTTATACAAAGTAATATCAATTAGATGCTTATCATCTTTGGTCAAACGAGTTTTACTTTTTATGCAATCACTCGCTAACTGATGAAGCTCGGTTCCCATCTCTACGGCATATTGAGAATAAAATCTTTCCTCTAGTACGTCGTCAGACCAGCTGAGCCATTGGTATTTACTACCACCTAAGAAAGCGTGTTTGCCTTCTAACAAATGATGATCATTCCATTGAAACATAAACTTCCTCCTTTATTATTTCAATACAAATTAATTTAATGAATAGTAATGACTAAAATAACTTACCAATTGTGATAGGACTTCCTCTTCATTCTCTGGGTAAATAAAACTAGCAAATCCCATGCCATTTAAGTCATTAACATAAAAATCTTGGTTTGGTTGATGGTGCTCATGTTCACTTCGTTTGCATTCGAGCATTGCCCAACGATCATGAAAATATATGCTTAGGTCAGGAATACCTTGCATGTAGTGTGGATCATTCTTCAACACATAGCAACCAGGGAAGATTGCATGAAGTTTATCTATGATCACCGATTGATACGCATTTTCTTTTTTCATTTTATATGCCTCAAACATTGAACAAAATAAAAGAGAAAATGTCTATTCTCTCCATTAAGGGCGTTGTTTTCGTCGCGCTTGTCAATTGTCAAAAATATTTTTCTATTTGCTTATATATTTTTTAATTTTTTAAATTTAAATTAAGAAAATTTTTGACATTTGACACAAAACACCCCTCTGACCCCAAAAAGTGCCCATTTTATCGGGGTTTTTTGGCTTTTTTAGCCTTGTCAAAAATGTGCCAAAAACGTGCCATTTGTCAAAAATCTTGTCAATTTTTGCAATTTTTCTTATTTTTTCACACAATTTTTAAAAAACAAAACTAAAAGTTTTTGACACGATAACATTTTTGTCACAAAATTGACACGGAATTGACAAAGTATTTTTCACCAAAATTTTGAAAAAATGAAAAGGAAATGTATGAGATTCGAACTCATTCATTTCCAAAACGCTAATATGTAGCGAACCATTTCCTCTTCATTATACCCTTTGTTTATGCTGCGCTATTCAGTCAAAGAATAGCCACCATATAAACACAAAAGGAAACACAATTATTCCAATGGTAATTGCTAAAACGGCAATTATTAAAAGAAATACAATGATGAGACTAAGTGTAATCATGCATCTCTCCTTTCAATTATTTTTGTTTGAAAGATTGGCAGCCATTATTCAAGCATTTATAAGTTTGTTTTTTTCTGCAATATCCATCAGGATAAGATGAATCGAGAACCGTAGTCATTCTTTTTTGTGAAGACAATTTGCAAACTTCTTTAAGGGTTAATCCTTCCTTCTCTGCAATTTCGGCAATCGACTTTCCGTTCGCTAACGACTTCTGAATATCCTTAGCAAGTTCCCAACGTTTTTCTGCCCGTTCGTGAGCTTGCTTTCTGCATTCTTCGGGAGTTGGCTTTCCCATGAGGTTCTCTTTGGTGTAAGCATGGAAGTAGATGCATTTGCTGCAAACACCTTGCTCAACCAATCCGAAGTCGACATCTTCAACGACTGTTTTTTCATCATTCATAATATATAATCCTCCTTGATGATAAACAATTTAAAAAATCCACCGCTAATATAACCTTTATTTTCTTCCATTATTTTCCATATTCGTTAGAGTGTGAATAGGTGCACCGTTTGCAACCTCTATTCCACTGCATGAAAGGAGGTCGGTAAAACAATGTTGCTAGCAGAAAATATGTACATATTCATTGGGATCCTTGGTTTGTATTGGACGAACGACCAATAAAGCGGAAACATATAGTATAAATTAGAAAACCATAGAGTCCTTGTTATAGGACTCCATGTTTTTACTTGGAAGTGTTATCTGTACTAGGATTGACAATTTCAACGTTAATCGCCGATTCGGGCTTGCAAGCGTCGTCAATTTTATCGATGGCTTGGTCAACTACACCAATAGCATTGATCAATGCTTTGGTAGCAATAGCTAAACCACCCATAGCAAACGCGAACTTGAAGCTCGAACGAATCGGTTTGTTCCAGAAATCAATCTTCATATAATTTCTTCCTCCTTCATTATAGGATATGTTCATCATGCGATTTGCAAAGAGTAACGAGTATCGTTGGTTCGAATAAAATAGCGTCGTTCATCATCCAACGCTTCTCTTCTGGGTAGTCGTCTAAATATACTGAGACACAGACCTTAACTTTTACATGAAAGCCAGATTTTTCGAATTCCTTAGCAACCACATCTACGTCACAATTATAATAGCAATATGTATCATAGGCTATGATTGTGTTTCCGAACTTTTTTAGACGATTAAAAGAGTCTTGCGTTAGCGGTCCATAATAAACCCCGTGACGAACAAACTTAATGTTATCTTTTTTAATGTTAAGTTTTCTTTTAACACCTAAACGATCTTTGCAACGAAGTTCGCCGGTATGTTCATTAATGTCGATAATATAGCAATAACCGTCAACATGTTTTTTACCAAATGGCTCGCAATAGATCAAGTCGTTTTTTTCGATTTGGCCATTAGGACATTCGTTTTCAGAGTCAATGTCATAATCTTCGACTTTTTTTCTGGAATTTTTATAAAATAACATTCCCTATTTCCTCCTTAATTAAATCAAAAGGTTAATTATTTCGTAATTTATTCTTTTTTCGCTGGTTTTTTAATGAACAATCCAATAAAAGCAGCAAGGGCAATCACGCCGCAAGCGACCTTAATCGGATGATTCTTAATAGTAACTAAAACATTTTTCATAAGTTTAATTCTCCTTGTACATAAACGGGTTCTTTTTTCTCTGGTACTTTAAAATCCGGAGCGAACCCTTTCTCGTTAAATTTCTTTTTTCGTCTAAGTGCATTTGTGATTGCTTTGTCGATAGACGAATTAGATTTGAAGTGGTAGTAATATAAGTTAGTAAACGGAGTATTGAGTCGATCGATTCGTCCGCTAGCCTGTATCATAACCTTGTAGGAATAGTTTTGGGAATAGAATATAATAGTGTCCGTTTGAACACAGTTCCATCCTTCACATCCTGCAGTATACTCTACCAAATATGCCCACCTATCTCCTGTTGGTAATGGCTCATGTTTATGGCCATTCCATTCAGAATATACATAGTTGGCATCTGACATAAGTTTTCGAAGAATCTCTAACTCATAGTCATAAGTGTAGAATATAATAGCGCATGGGTGATCATTCAATGCATCGAGAACAGCTCTTTGCCTGTCTTCTGAGGAGTTTACAACTCTTCTCAAACACAAACAGTATTCACCGGCATTCTGTATAGGCTTATCCGACCATGGATTCCAGCGCGTCTTGGTAATATAATTATACAAACCAACATCATAATCAACAACAACTTGCTGATGAATCTGCGTCGTTTTACGAGTGAAATCCATATTGACAAGAATATCTCTCCTATGTTTTATGAGTATTCCTTCGTGAACGTAACGTTCTACCTTTGGAAATGTTGTATAGGAAGAGAATATAACGTGCTGTCGTATGAAATCTGATTTGTTCTTGTAGAATCCATTTGCTATAAATACCGGTAAGTAATCCATCCACGTATCGCCGGGTGTAGCGGACAGAAGTACCCACCGATTATTTTTAGCAATTTGGAGGAACGATTTCGTCCAGACACCGTACCCAACGACTCGTTGCTCATCGAATATAAAGAACGAATTACGGACATCTGTGTATTTTTTTATGTTGTTCCAACTGTCGATCACGACTTTATTCTTGTAGATCGATCTTTCTGGTGTCATATACAGATTAAGTAATTCGCTTTCCCATTCATGAGTATCTCGTTTTCTGGCGGTAGTTATGATGTACAGATCGCAAGGATTGATCATCTTAACGTAGTCTTTGGTATTTACTCGGCCGCCGTTAAGAACATAGTAGTATGCTAAGGAGGTGCGAGATTTGCCAGATCCCACACCCCCATTTAGTATACAGCCATTTTTCATTCTGGCCAGAGCATCTACCTGATAATCGTATAGCTTTACCCCAGCCATATTATTGCTCCTATTTTTTGTTAGTTTCTTTAACATGTAAAGAAAAAAGAAAAGAGGATTTGCATCCTCAATTCGATATTATTTAGATATATACACGACACTCGTGAGATCATCAAACATATCGATTTGGTAAGTGCTTCCTCTTTCGTCTAGAAACTTTTCGACAACTTCTCTTGTTGCAAAAGGTACATCATATCCTTCTTTGTAAGTTGCTCCGTAACTTTCAAGAACTTTTCTGTGTTCATCGCTGACTGTATATGGAACAATTTCCATGTCCGCAAGCATAGAGTTGTTCATTTGGCTTTTTTTAGTAATACAAGCCGCAATCGCAACACCTGCTGCAAAAACCGTTCCGCCACCAACAACAGCAAGAATCATGTTCTTGTTTTTGTTCCAGAAATCTTTTACTTTTTTGTTCATAATGAATCCTCCTTAAAATAAAAGTTTGGTCGTTAGCCTCCATTAGAGGATATGTTTATTACGCTTATGGAAAATAGAGAGTTGTTTCAGTTTTTATTTCTTATTGCCTTCTCGAAACAACATGCTGTTGAGTTCCTGATCGCTCAGAACTTCTCCTGCGTTTTCGAGTTCGTCAGCAGAGCCTTCATCCTCCCAGTCATCATACTTTCCACCAAACTCGACTTCCTTCTGGGTAATGACGTTTAGTTTGCGAAGATATCCGGTGACTTTGCCAGGATAGTTCTTGGAAGCATAGCAATTGATGATGCAATCAGCGCTAACGATCTTCGCACGATCAAGTTCGGCAATGCTGTCTTTATCAAGTTGAGTGCGGCTCTTTTTGCCACCATATTCGGTGAACATGTTAACAACAGGAGGATAAGCACTATCCATGTTTACTTTAATATTGACGAAGAAAAGATTGACGGGTTTTCCGTTTTCATCTTCGACTTCTTCAACAGGAACAGAACGGACACGGAAACCAGCATTGGCAAGTTGGACGGAAACATCCGGCGTAACACAAAGATTGAAAGTGCAAGCGCTAACACCAAAACGGTTAACCTTAGCGCTGAAGTTGGGCCACAGAATAACGGCATTGTCGACTTCAAGAGTTCTGCCATTATCACGGAAGATGAATTTCGATCCGGTGGCAGGGTTGTTCACAGCCTCATAGGCTTGAAATTTACGATTAGACATATTTTTTGTTCTCCTTTTAAGAATATATAGTGGGAGGATTTTCACCTCCCTATTTTTTAGAAATCCTCATTCTTTTTCCGACGGACGATAATTTGGATTAGTAGGATTTGTAACGCCCTCGTCATACAGTGGGACATCTCCCATGAAATATGGACCAACGTATGGATCGTCGCTAATGAACCATTCATAGTCGCCATATTGTCCGATAGTCTGTATTGCACTATCAACCAAAGAATTATAATATGATGTGTCGATATCATTTTCAAGATGCTTAGAGTACACTTCTTCAGATTCGAGCCATCTATAATCTTTGGTTCCGACAACTGCATTCATCCCGGTACTTCCGTCAGGTTTGGTTTGACTCCTTAATAGAATTCCACCTCCACAACCTGGCTTAATCGGGCAGAATAACCCAACTTTACCAATAAATCGATAGAGATGTTCACCTTCAGGAAGATTCTCGTTCATGTCAATATACATTGCAGTCTTTACCTCTTTTGTTTCGCACATATCACGGAACTCAATAGGTTCTCGACTGAAGCATGTTTTGAACACGTAAGGAATTTGGAACTGCGTTCCGGTTGCTGTCCATTTGCCACCATCTTTTGCATTATCTCCTGGAATATATCCATAAGATTGTTGGCAAGATTCTGGCGTTTCGAACTTGGCAATATACACAGCGTCATTAACTAGACAAATTCTGTCATAAGTTGCCTCGTGCTCAAATGTGTAACCGTACTTCTTTGCAAATTCCATGCAGAAATCAATTATTTTTGGTGTCGCATCTGGTATCTTAATAGAGTCTGTTTTGATGTGAATAACTTTGAAACCCCTCTTAACAACTTCGTCTTGAAGTGTCTTCATAAATAAGGCACCTCTCAAAGCGACAATGTTGTTTTCATTAAGAGGATCGCGGAATGGATTATCAAATCGTGCACTGGTTAAGCCATACACCGAATTGATTGCGATCTTTAATGCTTGCGATAACTGTTTTGCAGTTGTCTCATCTTTCAGGTACTTCTTTAGTTTTCCACCAAATTCTTCTCTGACTATATCATATTCTCCGTGTTTTATGTGGATACGAATATCTACCAGAGTTTCAAAGTTTTTAGTGTAGTCTCCGAAAAGGTTCAAAGCAATGATAGAATGTGGGTGAAGAGATGCAACATCCAACAACGCCACATGTCCGTACATTCCGGGCTCGGCATAAACATAACCTCCAAACCCAAGATCTACTCCACGATACATATTGAATCGATCATATTTCTGTGTCTCTTCGTTCCAAGTTTTGACGAATTGGTAACCAGGGAACTCTTTAGATAAGTCGACGTAATTCAGTTTAGGATGCTTTTCTTTGCCAAATATGATTCTTGTAGTTAGCGAGTTGGTTGTGTCATTCACTGACATTCCTGCTAAGTCGGCTAGAATCATACGTGCAGTGAAATCACCCTTGGTTGCATTCCAGACAGCTTCCGTTGAAATGACATCATTATCACAATACTCTGCAACTTTATCCCACTCACTTTCAGGAACAGGTTGATCCCAAGGTAACCCCAATTCTTGATGGTGAATTCCTAGTTCGATTTCCCATTTCTTAAGCGACTGCTTTTTGGATGAATAGTCATAAATATCTGTATATGAAATATTGTATGCCTCTCCGAAAAATCCTTTGCCATTATTAATAATATTCTGGCTTAATTCATAAAGTTGCTTATTGTCATATCCAAGAATGCCTCTAGCATATAGAATATGATTATCGTATCGTCTGCAGTTAAATCCAACTAAACGATAATTTAGTAAAGGTGTTATCTCATTTGGTGTCGGATTTATCATCCGCACAACATTTGATGTGCCTTCTTTCTTCCAGTTAATTAGAAGAAGGTTCGGAAATACTTCAATATCATAGAATACAATCTTTGCAGAATCATTATTCTCTGGTTTACTGATGTCGTCTGATTTAAAATGCATTTTGGAAACCATCTTAACACAATACTCCGATTGATGTGTGCTTGAAGCTGCAAAGCTTAAAATAACATCATGCATGTCACTTACATCATAAGATATCCCACTATTGTAAGCATCTTCAAGTACATCATATATAAAGTCTACACTAGGCTTCGTTGCACCATGATACTCTTTTCTGAGATTTTTTATTATGATAGTTCTCAATGCTTTTTCATTAGCAATTGATTTGAAATTTATCATCTTTTTCTCCTTTTTCGGCAAACCCGAGTTAATCGGATTAATAGGCTCATTATTACACTTGGTTAATTTTCGCCTTAAGCTACTATTACCAGTGTACACTTTCACCTCAATATCTTCACTGTAGATTCGATTAAGACTCTCAACATCATCTCCTGTATAAATATAATGGAGATGGATTCCTTGCCCGCTTTTACTGAGCTCAGCATATGTCTTCGGCCACTTCGAAGCAGCTTCTAAGTTTTTCTCGAAAGACTTTTTTCCATTTTCATCTTTAATGTCAAAATCAATGACAATAAGATTTGATGGAACTTTCACATAGTGAAGTTTATGAGTGTCTAAGTCTTTTAATTTAGTGTCCACGTTGTCCCATTTTTTATATGGGGTTTCAGAACTGTTGGCATATTGCGCTGGACACTCTGCACAATATTTGTCAAGATATGAGTCCTGTTCTTCGAAATTTATTGTTCTAGCAGATACTGTTTCTGATTCTGCCTCGGCATTCCTAGGCTTGTTTTCATCCATAACATCAGTTTTAAATCCTGAATAATATGAACGAACCCATTCATCGCCAATACGAATTCTCTCGTCGTAATTCTGAAAATAATTCTTCAGTTCCGATTTGAAAACACGCATAGACATTGGATAAGGAACTTTGGCGTCATCACAATACAATTTGTACAATTCCCATGCTTGCTTCAAAGCAATCCCATTCTGCTTACGAAGTAACTGATAGCTATCTTCGATAAAGTTGAAGAAATCGTTTGACTCACCCATCATTAAGATAGGTTTGTAGTCATCATAAGCATAAGGATCTTCCAAATATACTTCTTGACAATGCCATGCAATACCACCAAGCTCAAATTTGATGGCATTCATTAATTCATTATATTTTGTAAGTGGAGTTATCTTGTTCCCTGTTGGACGAACATCTATAAGCCTTCTTATGATACCAGACTTTGCATCTGTAATCTTTACCGGCTTATTTGTTCCCATGAATAGAAAAGTATTGAACTTCATGAAATATAATGACTTATGTTTTTCATTCACAGTCATAGTTTCATGAGATACCAAACTATTAATGGTCGAATTTTTTTCAATTCGTGACAAATCACCGTCGTGACTTATACCAACTAATGGATTAGTTTTGAACTGCTCCAATGCGAATGTTGCTGATGCAGATCCCAAAGTAGCTGCATCGAACACCGAATAATATCCATCAAACAGCCACTGTATAATATTTAAAACCGTCGACTTACCGCTGCCCGGAGGTCCGTAAAGAACTAAGAATTTTTGAATTATCTTTGAGTCTCCAGTAATTATTGAGCCAATTGCCCATTCAATTTTATGCCTCTCTTCTGGGGCGTAAAGAACTGACATCAGCTCATCATATGCAGAAATATCTCCCATTTCTAATGAATAATCCAGACATTTGCTCGAATAATCATTCTTGTCTGTTTTTTCATTTCGGAATATCAATTTGGAATCAAGTTCATGATAGTTATCCCGTAGTTGTTTCTGGCAATACTTATGCCATAAGTCAATTACACCAGATTCAGAATCCCACATGTGAAGGACCCTAACTCTGTATTCAGCAAACTTGTCTTTGTTTTTTTCTGCGTATTCATCTAAATATCTGTCGACTTCAGCAATCAAATCTTGCTCGTCTCTAGACCAAACATTTTTATCTTCTAACCAAACAGCATAGAAATCGCCGCCTCGTATCATCAAATCGTTAGATGCCTTTACAATAAATTTCGGATATACTTCTACCTCACCTTTTTTAATTCGATGCGTGATTATAAGAAAGTCTAACATAACTGGGCACCACGATTTTTAAATTGTTTGCATTAACAACACATTTCATATTTTATTATTTTCCTCCTATTAATCGGATATCAGAGATACTTTCGAGATACCACATACATTGATACCAAATTTCAACCTCTGTCATATCCTGTCTCGGATTGTTAACTGTAAATAATCCACCTGACCCATTAAATGAATATTGACGATTAAGGAATATATGAATACGTTGTTCAAAATATTCACTGTCAAAAAGTTCATTATCCATAAAAGCAAGCCCGAGACTATCCAGCATATTTAAGAACCATTCACTTGTTCTATCACCATATGAACTATCAGTCATAATGTGCTCTTCTATACGAAAAGCTAATGCTACCATCATTTCAAGGATAGAGCATGGCATAAGATCAATATAATTTCTTATAAAATCGGAACTATAACCATGCTCATATCCGAAACGGTAACGCATATCTAGGCCATCAATGTACCTATTTTCATCTTGCGACATCGTATAAGTGAATGTTTCTGAATTCAAAGCATTTAGCAATGTCGAATACTTTTTTCGCATTGAGTCATCTGCTATTGCTAAGTGTTTAATCCAGCCATAATATTCATCAATATATTCGTTACGTTCTAGTAACAAGATTATTCATCTCTTGGTGCATCACCAGGAACAATATCTGTATAGTTATCATCCTCGAGGATAATTTCATACACAGTTTTATTATTGTCGTTCTGGACGTACACCGTATCCGTACCATACGTTCCGAAAGAGTCCAATGCTTGGTCTCCAATCATGCTTGTAATTTCAACAGCATTGAGTGTTTCATAATTATCATTTGCTAACACACCATCTTTGTAGTAGAATAATGTTACAGCATCATATTCAGATTCGTTGAACTCTTTAGGAGTTATAATGAAGATATTGGCTGGATCACCACTGACCACCGACGTTTCCGGCAGCTTATAACGTTCATTTGGAACAGATGAAGAATATCCGTTGATCGAAGACTGATATCGTGCTGAGTAATCAACAATCGGTGTATCTTTATGTTCTTCCTGAATAACACTGCTAGTTTCTGGAGCAGGCATATGGTTAGGTTTGTCTTCTTTAACTTTATCATGCTCGAAGTATTTGCTAAAAGTGTCTTTCACAGATTTAACTTCTTCGTCAGCAAGATGCTCGTATTTCTTCTTAGCTAAAAAGAAACCGACGACACCACCAATGATGCCGCCGGCTCCAATACCAAGAAAGAATATAACAGATTTATTCATCTATTAATACCTCCGCTTATACGTTTTTGTAAAGTTTTTAGTAGCTTTGCTGGTTAGAATATCACCATCGACATTGAAATTCAGCCAAAGACCAGTATGATATCTCATGGATTGCATAGCTTCAATGCTATAATTTCCATTATGATCCATAATTCCAAAGTCAACGAAATTATCCCGCGATTTGTCATCAGGATCATAAACCCAACCAACGATCCTAGAGCCCCTTAACTGTTCCTCATTGATCCAGTCAGTAACTCCAAGTGCTTCATAAACATCATACAGGAATAAATAACCATTAGCAATTAGCTTCTGATTGCACAGACGCTGCGTCATGCTAAGGAATTCTAGATTTAGTTGAGGATTGCGCGTTTCGAAATTAGGAATATGTTCATCATAAAGGACAGACCATTGAGATCCGCTATTTTCATTCACATCGATTTCCTTTTCGACTTCTTTGCCATTCTCATCTTTTTCAATAACTTTCTTCTTGTGAGTTCCGTTATAAATTTTGTCTTCAACTTCTTTGCCGAGTTGATCGCTGACACGATTTCTATAATTGTTATAGACTTCACTCAAAGAAGCATACGCAGCAGCAAGAGCCATATTTCTACCACGCATAATCTTATGACTACCGCACATACATGCAATAGAAGTTCCAAGAAGAACGATAGAAGGAGTATATAACTTAGTAAGTTCCCATCCGGTTTTGGCATAAACTTTTGTAAGTTCATGCTTATGCTCTTGAACGTCAATTTCACCATTTCTGATGAGATTGTCGTCGTTGAGCTCTTCTTTCAATTTTACAATTTTCTTTTTTTGTGGTGCAATTTTATCTTTGACTTTCAATGTAGAAACAACTGTCATTGCCACTGCACCAACAGCACAAGCAATTGCTCCTCCTAGCAACAATTCAGGGCTATGTTGCTTACCCCAAAGTTTTGCTTTTCCAAAATTAATTTTAATAGAATCAAGCATTTTCATTATTAATCTCCTCCTCAACTTCCGTGAGTCCAGGTTCATCATTGTCAGTTTTAACCTTACTGTTACTTGTTGCTTCTTCGAAAATGAATCCTAGGCGCTGCAACGCAAAAGCTTCACATTGACTAAGTTGAATTGATTTGTCACTGCACTGCCAGGTGTAACAATCGTTGTGGAATTTAACGAAGCAATGCTGCTCGTCGGTCAATACATCATTGTCTTTCAACCAATCGAGTAATGTTTGCAAATCGTCTATATAATCCCATACCTTATTTAAATCTTTGTAAATCGTTTGGTATTTTTCTTTTTCCATTTAATCTCCTTCTTTTAGAGAATTTTGTTCAGGTTCTTCAGGAGCTTCTGTGGAGATTTGAGCTACCTTATAGATACGTTCAAAAGCGGATTTAGTATAGACACGAATTTTATCGTAAGCATTAACAGAAATATAATCACCAACTTTAACTACTCGATGAAAGATTTCTTTTTCAGATCCGTCCTTATTTTTTCGTTTTACACTAACAGTTAAGACAGTAGAAATAGTAACCAAGAGACTAGAAGGCAACGTGTCAACATCATGAACTTCATTGAATACAGCCCTATCCCCGATCAGATCAATAACATCCTTTTCATTTTCACCAGTCCATTGGACTGCTTTGTAAATTTCTGGTTTACGTTCATATAATTTATACATATTTTTTCTCCTTAATTTTCTAATGGTACAATTTTAGGAAAATCAATAGCATATCCGCCACCATTACAGCGAACAACACTAGCAGTTGACAAATCACGCCAACCGTATTTATAATCAGTATATGCAGATTTTTGTCCTACAAAATCGTAGAAATCTCCAACACTGACACTACCATATTTTGCCAAAGTTCCTCTCATTTGGGTTAAGGTAAGCTCTGCTTCTCCACGATCATTGAACACAATATCATTTAAACGAAGCATCGCAGGCCTATTATATGAAACTTGAGGGGCTGGCTGTTGACCGTATGTCGTTGAATTTGTTCTATGATAATAATCATTATATGAAACAACTGTTCCATATCCTCTTCCATTCGGATTCGAAATGCCATTTTTTCCGTAGAATATGAAATCGACGCAATACTTAATCAACTCTACAATAAGATTCTTAGTTTTAGGAATTAATACTTCATCCATTGCACATTTTCCAACGCTTGAAGCATCTTCTGAAAATATCTTTTTCTTTAATATTCCTTCATGTCCTTCTTTAACTGTAACATTAGTCGTTACGGGGGTTATCGTTTTTTTCTCCGGTAATTCATTTTCTCTTTTTTTCTGAGCAAATGAGTTACCTTTAAAATTATCATCCATTTGTTTACCTCCAAAAATAAAATTGAAGAGAGCCTGTTTTTAGCAGACTCTCTTTTTGGATAATCCTCTTATTAAAGAGTAACGTTATCAGTGCTAGTATCCGAAGCAGCTTCGGGAATGGCCGGAAGTTCAGCAACCGCTTTGACGTCAGTTTTCTTCACGTAGACTTTGTGTCCAGCAACACCAATTGCAGTACCAATGGCGACTCCAATGAGTCCGCCAATGATACCATGACGATGAGCTTTCAAAAAGCTACGGAAACCAGCTTTCTTCTTCGGTTCCGCTTCAACCACCCTTTCTGCTTCGGGAGTTTGCACATTTTTGTTTTCCATTTTGTTTCCTCCTATAAAATGTGTTGGATTTCTCCATTATGGCGCATGTTTTTTACGCGCGATTAATACATATTAAGATCTCTTGGCTGATTGGTGTACTGAATGCATCCGCATGGAATATTGTCCGGTGTAAGACAACTTCCTAATTCAATCTGAATTAAACCTCGTCCGTCGTACACTCTCCAACCAAGATGGTCCATTCCGTCAAGCGGTTCAAGACCCAATGCCTCAAACCACTCGTTAACCGTTGTTACGTCAGCTCCAGCGATAGCTTTTTGATTCAGTTCATTGGCTGCTTTCTGAATAGAATTCCAAGATGATTTGAAATATCTTCCGGATAGCTCGTCCTTGAAGAGACTATCGCCACCATTTGTTAACAGAACAGATGACGGTTTATAATCTTTGTTCACTTTATCTTGTGAAACTGAATCACGAATCTCTTTTTCTTTTTTCTCACCTACTATTTCTTTTGTTTTATTTTGATATTCTTCGAGCGCAGTTTCTGACAACGTGTATGCAGCCGCTAGTGCTGCGTTTCGTTTGCTTGAAACCCTGTTGCCTGCAATAACACAAGGAACAGATACAACGGTGAGTACTGCTGTAGGAATATAAAGTTTCCATACAGCTTTGATGATTTCTGTCTTAGTAAGTTTTTCTTTGTTAAGACGATATTTCTCTTCTTCAACTACTTTAGTCGCTTTGGCTGTAGCATTTGCCGCCAAAAATATTGACGAAACAAGTCCAACAAGACCCATACTCATCAATATCTCTGGCTCATGTTTAACCATAAGCGGTTTAATTGTTTTTAGCATTCCCATTTTCTATAACTACCTCCTTGTAATTGTTTTGTTCTTCTGAATCGTCATAACCCCAATATGAAGAACCACCATTGCTGGGATCAAATATAGGTTTTTCATCAAAACTTATAATGGTGTACTTTCGTCCATTTTCTTCTACTCTCGTCTGATGCATGTGAATCCACTCAGCTCCATATTTATCTCGAAGATACTCCTCTGTCCATCCCCAATTTAGGTTGTCACTTGGCATATCATCTAGAGTTTTATCAAGAAATTCTGCATCGCAATCCTTAAGAATATCATACAAAAGACAGAAGTATGCAGTCTTATGTTTTTTATCGATGGTATGTATGCGCTGATTCATGTTAGAATATGCATATGCAAGCTTGACAGGATCCGCTTTAAAGTATCCAATCTCTTCCATATAGTAAAGAACACGACCGTCATCCTCATTCTTATCTTTATCAGTGAGTTTGTCGTAATCTTTTTCTGAAAGACCTTTGGTAAGTTTCTTAAACTCGTCTTCACCAATATAATCTTTGATTTTGTACTTATATTTTTGCCAACCCTGAGCTAGAAGTGTTGAGCCTGTAATTAGACTAACTTCAACTTTTTTACTAAGAATATGCGAAGCTAAAGTTGACGAAATGGTTGCGGTTCCGGCAGCAATCGCCGGCCAATATGCTCTCAAAAATAATTTAAAGTCGTCCATTTTGCTAGGCTTTTCATTAGTTTCAAGCATCTTTTTCTTAAGTCTATCTGCTTTGTCTTTTTCCTTAACTGCCAATACAGCAGTTGCAACAGTTCCAGCAGAACTTGCAAGAGCAAGAACTACAGATAGAGCTTGTTTTGTCTTAATATTCATAAAATATCTTCCTCCTTAATGTTTCCAGTGCTTCTAATCCATAATTATACACTGCTAACATAAATTTTTTATTTTCTGAATCACTTTCTTTAATTTCATCACGTTTAAGTTGATAATCTGCGATCATTTCACTTATAACAGTTTCAGGGTACTCGAATGGGCAACTTTGTGAACATCTAAAAATTACTTTTTCAATCGCCCATTGTTCGCAGATACGTTTCAGAAAATGTGCTGGGCTCCAGGTATTATCTGGATCTGGGTATAATTCCGAATAAGTGTCAATTATCTTGATTAAATCTTCTTGATTTTTCATGCAATCGGCATTAACATCAGAATCGTTTAAATCATCTAAATTAATCACATTGAAATACTCCTCCTGGGAATAATTTTTCTTCTAATCAATACGGGCTATAATGTAGCAATTTTCCATGATAAGATGTGCTTTTATAGTTCTTATCACCATTTTTCTTTGCTTTGTGTTCTCCCAACTTGATTTTTGCAATGTTTACAATATCATTTGTAAGAACAACTCCGCCAAAGAAAATTGCAGCAGAAACTGCCATAACAGCACCTAGATTAATATACACAGATTTATGCATCTTTGACATCCTCCATTATCTAAATTGTGCAAAAGATAAAGGAATCTGTTTTAGATTCCTTTAAGATTTTAATTAGCTTGAATATCACTAGGATTTACATTAAAATAGTTTGCCACAACCCTGTTCGGATCGTTCAATGCTTTTTCATACGCTTTAGTACGACGATCTTCATTCTGTTTACTTGTTTTATAGTTCAAGTACTGAAATAAGATCGTTACACCAAGCGTAGCTACGCCGAGAACAGCCGTCCAAAAGACAGGCATACCAAATAATTTTTTCATCTTCATGAATATTTTACCTCCTCATTATATAGAGTGTTTATGATGCGAATTTAGAAAACCTAAGAGGAATTGTCAAATAGTATTAACTCCTCTTATGTTTTGGATCAATGTTTTAATGTCTTTAATACATCAAACGCTGATTTAATCGAATCTTTGATGCCAGTTGGCGTACGGCCCATTTCTTTTCTTTCAAAATTCATGTTAGCCAAATTCGTAACCGTAATCATAGCAATCGTCACCGCTGAAAGTAGCAGACTTCCAACCTGTAAGCATCCAGTGAATATACGATCTTTATGCTCGTACTTCATGCGCTCGGCATTCATGTCAAGTTCTTTTTGATGAATTGACAGTTCCATCTCTCTTAACCGTGAGTCTGTATCAGCACTATTTTTCTCGATTTCTAACTTTAGTCGTTGAATATCATTGCTTTCTCTTTGAAGACGAAGTTCTTCTTCTAACTTCTTTTCTTCGCTTTTCAACCTAAGTCGTTGAATATCATTGCTTTCTCTTTGAAGTTGAAGTTCTTCTTCTAACTTCTTTTCTTCGAGATGAAAGCGATTTCTGTCCAATCTAAGGGCAGACGCATCTTTCTTCTCTTGTAATTCAAGTTTCCTTTCATCAAGAGCAAGCTGATCTTCTTTCGACTTTTTATCTAGTTCATACTTTTTGGTCTCAAGATCATTAGACGATTCAAGTTTTCTTTCATCAAGAGCAAGCTGATCTTCTTTCGACTTTTTATCGAGTTCGTACTTTTTGACTTCAAGGTCATGAGAAGTTTCCTGTTTCTTCTTCTCAAGTTCGAACCTTTTGTTTGCCAGAGCAATTTCGTGAGTTGTTTTATCATCATCACTGATTGCTTTGGTACCCATCTGAACTAATTTCAGACCAGCAGCGACTTCTTTGACATCGGTCGAAGTGGCAGCAATAGTAGCTTGGGCCTCTATTGCCTTCTCGACATCATTGACGGTTTTAGTGTTCATATATTTTTACCTCCTTCACTAATCCATTATAGTGTATGATTATCACGCTGAGTAGAGAGTACGAATTTCGAATTCTGCTCTTGCAACATGAGCTAATTCATTTGGTTCAGCATTTAACTCTAAAAGTAATTCCGGCTGACCTTCTTGGTACGAAATATAAATAGTTCCTGCATTAGGTCTTGTTTGGCCTTTACTTTCGGTCTTTTTCTTACCGATGAAATAACCAATGGCGCAAGATAATAAACTAGCTATCGCAATAATACCAAAGTCTTTATATTTCATTTTATTTTCTTCTTTCTATATTTATGCATGTATTTTATAATGGCGCGTCTACAGAATTCCGTCTTTGAAATTCCTAAAGATTTAGACAAATCCTCCAAATCTTCATAGTCGGACGGTAGCATACTTATCGTCCAACTTTTTGAAAAAGTATTTTCAAAATCTGCTGGCATAATATCCTCCTTTAAAATAAAAAGTAAAAGGATTAGTTTTTACCAATCCTTAAACTTTTTCATTTTTCGATTCTTTTTAGTGTAATCGTCATAATAATCATCGTAATCGCCTCGCTCATAGCGAATGCGTTTCTTCTTACGACGATGATCCTTATTATTGTACATTCAGAGCTTCCTCATGAGTAAGATACATAATTCCGCTATAATAATAATCACCACTTTCATTATAGCTTGCATACGCAACCCATCCGAAACCAGGAACTTCAATGATAGAATCATCGTGTTCATAAGCTTCAACACAAATGCCATTTCCAAGGCAATATTCTGTTAAACGATTCATTATATAGAATCCTCCTTCATATAAGAAGTTGTTTCTTACGCGATTATCGTCTGTATCTATATTCTTCAAAATATTTTTTTAGTAGTTTTTCTTCTTTTTTCTTTAATCCCATTTTTTTAAAATGTGGAAGTAACTCTTTTTCTATTTCGTCCCATGTACTGTATTGCCATGTTAAATTGATGGCATATAGTACTATAAAATCTCGTCGCATTTTTGTCATTTTTATTCATCCTTTTAAAAATATAAAACTAAAGAGCCATTGTTAAATGACTCTTATAGTTTTTGAGAATTACTTCTCTGAATTGTCTTTTTTTTAGTCTAATTACGATGTTTGTTCGATAAAATAGTCATAAAGCCACAACCAATTATATAACCTATAGCCATCGCGCCAGCGCCTATGAGCCATACCAACAGTTCTAGCGTTTTCAGCATCTTTTTTAGAATCTGATATTCCTTCATAATAACCAACTAGCTTTCCAACTTCAAGCGATAGGTCCGGTTTCGGTTTATCTTTCTTAACGACATTTTCATCAACATTTTCGTCGACTTTATTTTTGACATCCATATTAATGTCCTCCTCATTATATAGACTGTTTATGATGCGATACAAAAAATAAAAATGACTTGTACACATCGCGATTCAATAGAAAAAGTAAGAGGGATTGTTTTTCCCCCTTACTATTTCAAATTGTGAGACAGCTTATTTTCCGAATAACTCTCGTCCGATTTCAGTTGCAGATCCTTCAAACCAAATATCATCATATTTAGTAGGAGGATTCTTGCCTTTTCGTTCATATCGTAAATAACGATACCAATATCGTATAGCAGATGGCAGTCCGATAATGAATATAAAGAAAGGTCCGAATAAGCACATCTGGAACGAATGTCCCATTTCATGCCAATCTAATGCAGCATATGAAGTTTTGTCTCGGACAAATACAATGCCTAATTCAAAACCACCCCATGAGTTCTTAATCTCAAACTTCCACCCTATAGGAGTCCGTTTAGGTTTATACCCGAATATCAACAGAACTAGTGACACAATCATAGAGGCCATAAGATAAATGAATCCCCATGTGCACATAAGAAGATAATATAACAACTTATGCTTCCATAGGAATTTTGACCATTTTATAAGAAAGTTTCTCATTTTGCGATAACGTTGTAGTTACTTACGATGGTGTTGATTAAACCGCATAAAGCAGCTTTAAAAGCCTTGAACAGAAGTCCCATCCAGAAGCTTTTCTTTTTGCACCATTCTTCCACAGCGTTGATAACGTATTCTTTTTTCTTGCATCCAGAACCAGATTCTGGGAACTTTTCTTCTGCTTCTTTAATAGCTTTTTCAAGAATATTCTTTATTTCTTTCATCCATCCCTTTTTAGCAAGGAACACGATTCCACAAATAAGAATTCCAACTAATAAAATACAAGCAACGATCAGAATGATCCAATTCCATGTTTCCATTTTTTATTCTCCTTTTTTTTTATTTTTTACAGTTTATTACCATGTTCCAAATATTAAGAAACAGGGGTTACAGAGTCAATATAGGTTACAGTGCTGTAGTCAGATAAATGCCCGAAATGACTATCAACATCTTCAGTTAAGTCAGGATATTCATTTATTAAGTTGACAAAGACGGTATGATTTACTGTACCATCGGTTTCAAGTCGTATTAATGGAAGAATGTAATCCAGGTTTCCTTCACCAACAACAATACCACCAGTCACCTTGCATGAAGTTTGAATACCAGGTTCCCCTGTTTCTTTATCTATACTTCCAAGAACTGTAGCTAGGCCCACAAAAGAATCTACAGCACGACTAAAGGACGAATCAACCTGCAACATACATACTAATGCAGTTCCGGTTGTGCGTTCACTGTAACCTTCAATTTTAATAGTATGTCTGAATAGTTTTGGCGAGAGCCTTTCCAGATATTTTTTAGCTAAATATTTATCTGAAAGAGCCGTGCCATTTTCGTAAAAATCATGAGAATAAATATTCCAATACTGTGAGTTAGCATTCCCAATATATGATTCATTCGTTGCGTAAGGCAGAACATTATGCGTTACTAAATTGCTCTTAGTATATAATTCTCCCCAAACGTCGCCTCCGCCTTGAGATATTGCCCCTAGACAATCAGGGAATTTTATTCCTGGGCGATAGTCGCGCAGTTGCATCGAAGTAATTTTGATATAAGCAAACCCGTTTCCATTTACGTGGCATTTTGTTATTTTCAGCCTAATACCATAACAAGTAGTGTAAGAACCAGTTTGCAAGGCATATATCAGTCCTTTGCCAATATTGTCGCTTGCATTTGTCCTGTTCACCACGGTTGTCCACGTGTCTTTTGAATAATCCGTGCAAACTTCAATAGTGTAATTATCCAAAAATCCGCTGTAACTTCCGCTACTGTCGTTTAGGTCGTGCCCAGTGAGAATCAAACGCAGAACGTCCGTATAGAGCATATTAGTGAATTTAATCTGAATAATCGCAGGAGTTGTTGTAGATACTTTTGTAGGACGAACCATCCAGCCTCCCTGATAATCCCAATCAGTCAAGGTATTTAATGTACCATGGGTATAGCCCAAACTTGCACTATATGTGTCATTCTCATCACCAGTACCTCTAAAAGAAGCTTTGATAGAGAAAGTTGGTTTCAAATGCCCGAGATACAGCCAGTCTCCAGCGCCTGCGAATATAACTGTATCGAAAAAGCCTGCGGTGGTTTGCGAAGAATTCATCAAATGCAAATTAGCTGGGGCATCTCCTACGGCTCTGTATGCTGAGACGTATTTACCGAAATTTAAATCCGTCTCGAAAAATTTTTTCCCTGTAATGGTTTGTTCAGTATTGGTATTCAGATAATATGAAGAGGGGTGCCCATCAAGCTTTGAGGAGTCTGCGGCTTTTGCGCTGATCCCCAAATATCTTTCTGAGAGTTTTTTCCCTCCTTCTATGAAAGAAAGTCCTGAAACACTTCCGTTGGTGGTGGAAATAGTTCCATTAGCATAAAAACCATTGGCGTACACATTGCCAGGGAAGGTTGCATGACCGGACATGTTGTAAGAGTAGAGATGGCCTGTTGCGCCTAGAGTGCTTGCAGGAGTCCAGCAATTATCTCCGAATAGCCTTAACGCCTGTACCTCTCCTACTTTTGGGAAAGATGCATCCACCGTTGTGCAAGTTATAGTCAATCTCATTTGCCAATAATTTGCTGTTTGTCCACTGCTTCCGCCCAAAGCGAAATTTACTGGGATGTCATTCCAACCAGTCCATCCAGACACATCGTAGGTACCGATTGATTCCCATGCGCCGTTATTTTTATAGTTGGTGCCTGTTCTTCTCTCGATCAACATAGACAAAGTGGTCGGGGTGGAGACTTGGAGAAGCATTTTCTTGAGGGAAGTGTAAACGTATCCGGTAGTTCCATCTTGGGCTGTTATCGTTATCCTTGTTTTTGACTTGTTTGCGATGAGATTGGTGCTGCTGTTAGGACGGCCAATGGATAAAGCTAATTCAGTTGTGCAAAATTTTCTTTTATTATTGTCGTCCTCCGCATAAGGATATTGAGTCCAAGTTGCTCCGCCATCCGATGAATATTCGAAGAGAAGAGCTTTTGGGTTTATCAACGCCACGCGGTTTGCGCTATGCTCTGCTGATATCGCCATACCGATGGGGCTGACGACCCCTCTCTGCGCAGGACCGCCCCATTCAAGGTATTCTTCCCCCCTTGACGATATATTGCTAAAAGTTCTATCGGATAAGTCGGTTAGTTTTGTTGGAACGATTATGTTTGCTGTTGCATTTCCGCTTTGGTTTGCAGTGAATGTCGCTACTGTCGATCCATTTTTTTGGATGGTAAGTTTGCCATTATTAGCCGCAACAATATCAGTCTTTTTAGCGTATGTGGCATCTGCCTTTGTCTTAAATGTCTTTAAATTATCTAGGGTTATGCTTTTTTCATTCGCCATATTATTTTCCTCCTATTATTTATTAAATAAACCGCTTATGTCGTCATAGGTGGCATAGTCTAATGCGCTGGAATCACCTTTGTCGCCTTTGTCTCCTTTGGGGCCTTGAGGTCCTTGGGGGCCTGGAACACCTTGCGGTCCTATATCAC